GTTCAGTTTCGCCTGCTCTTACATTTACTGGCATTAGTTATCTACTTTATATGTTTTATTATTAAAACGAACTTTATATACTGTATTAAAGTCCAATGTTCTCCAATCTCCATCTAATCCAACAACGGGTACATTGTACATATCCATTGCTGCTTTTGTATCAGAACCGCCGGCAATTCCATCACCAATCGGTCCATCTATCCAATACATATCATAATATCTTTTTCTGCCAGTTTCAGTTATCCAACCTACTCTAACAGGGTTAGAAGGGGTGGCCTGATTCTTTAGAATATCTTCAAATTCAGAGAAACTTATTTCAGCTGATATGAAGTGTTGTAGTTTACTATGTACGGAGTTACTATTCATATTAATCAGTTATTGGGCCTCCAATGACCCATGCATCACATGTTCTTTTTGCAGCACATTTGAAATCAAAAGCGGTGCATAAAGCTATGTCACCAGCATCAATTGTATCCCATGCATCTTCACCACCAATACCACTTGCTATACAATCTAATATCTTTTGTGTTTTATCAAAAAATGCACAATTACCACAAAGTGATTTTTTTGCTGCTTCTATATCTCCACTATGAAATTGTTCTGCTTTTGCTTTCCAATAATCCTCATTTGGTTCATTTGGATTTTGTGGTCCATAATGAGCAACTTCAATTGCGTTCTGTCTATTTTTTAGATTAAGAGCAATATCCTGCGTTTCTGGAGGACAAGCTGCTAATCTATATTTTTTTAATTTATCTATTATGGTTTTATTACTTAGCATCTTTCTTTTTTCTTTGTGTTGATGATTGACCAGGGTATGTCGAGCTGATTGATGGTTGTGCTTCAGCCTCTTCTAATAATCCTAATTCTCTTAATTTATTTCTGCTCCATCCCAATGCTGCTTTTCCACCCCACAACATATATGAAATATAGCCACAATCAGAAGTTGAATCAGCTTGGTCATAATATACCTCTGCTCTACTTAGGTATGAGTGCATTCTTTTGATGGTTTCAACTGAAATGGGTTCACCATTTGCTAATTGCTGCGCTCTTACTTTGCCCGTTTGGGTTGCACATTTATTACCATTCTTCTCATTTAATTCTATTCCCTTCTTTGCATTGTTAGATATACCACTACCATAATCAGAGTAAGATTCCATCTCTATTCTCTGCTTCGCTTTATACCTCTTATCCTTCTTTATAAGCGCTTTAATTTGTCCTAGTAATACTTCCGCTTCATTTTCGGTTAACTCCTCTATATCCTTCTCTAAAGCAAGTTTAACATCACTCTTTTTATGTTCAAAAAGTCCCTCGATTGAGAAACCCCTGAATGTACCATCTTTAACTTTCTGCCAAACTTTAGGTTCTTCTATTTTATATATTCCAAACCATGTTCCTTTTGGTAAAGTAAATCCGTATAAGTTTGATTTATCTTTTTTAGATTCTTCAATTATCCAACTTTCAGTAAGATAAACACCTGATGTTTTACTTCCATGTTCTAATGTTACTTCATCACCATATTTGTTTTTCATAAACTTTCTGGCAACCATTTCTATGGTCTGTGGAGTGAAGAATACGTGATATCTTTTACCCTCACCATCTATACGAAGTATCTTCTTATTCGGCACTAATATAGGACCAGCAACTAATTGCTTTTCATCTGATACTGATTGAAATGATACTTCTTTGTTTAACCAAACGAAATCTCTTTCAATAGCCGGACTTTCTACTAAAGAATTAGCAAATACACCATCTTCATCATCTTGTAAGATTAGTTCGTATAATTCTTCTGTGTTATCTTTTATCATACCTATTTAACATTTAAAAATTTATTTATCCACCAGTAAAGGTAGCTGCTCTGCTAGTTCTTCTATCTAAAGCCTGTTGTGAACTAACCTCTCCACTTACTACATATGCTTTCAATGGTGCTCTTGCTACAGATATTGTTTCAGCAATTTGTGTAGTTGGATTCATACCACCTTGTGTTTGTATTTGTGGTGCTGCTGCTCCTGCTACTCTCGGTGCTGCAATTGATGGTGCAGATGAGGCACTTCCACCACCTCCACCTTGCACACCAGCTTGTGCAGCTGCTTTATTAATTTCAGATATTGATTTAACTGCTCCAGCTACTGATGCTGCAATAGATAAACCTGCTGATACGGTATTGATTGCTACCCACGGCATACCAAATGTTAATGGTGATGCTGCTACTGCTTTAGCGTTAGCGATACCTGTTGATGCGATAATCTGTCCAATTGATGCTGCCTGTTGTATAATTACAGCAGCGATTGCTAATGCTTTATTCTTTCCTGCTACCTGTCCTAACACATTTCCGAATTGTTGGAATAGGCCTAAGTAAGCCATATTTATTTCATGCTTAGCTTGTGTTGCTGCTTTTTCAGTTGCAATCTCTTGGTCAGTTATAGCTTTTCTAGCATCAGCATATTTCTTACGAATTTCTGTTTTGTTAAACTCTGTTAATTCTGTATTAGCTAATTCAGTTGCTTCCTGCTCTGCAAGGATACTTCTTTGTTCTGCTAAACGAGCTAAATCCTGCTCAAAATCAAATTCAACTAATTGATTTTGTCTATCTAAATCTTCTAATTTAGCTTGTAACCCAGTAAGTATAATACCTCTTTCTTCTTCTTGCTGTTTTTTAAGTTCTTCTTTTTTCTTCTCATCAATCTCTTTTTGTTTAGCTGAATCTTCTTCGGCAAACTTAGTTCTCATTGTTGTGAGTTCTGCCTGTCTACCTGCTTCTAATAATGCGGTATCTTGATTATATTTTACAGCAGTTGCAACTAATGATGAATACTTCTGATTGATTTCATATTCAGTTCTTTCTCTTTCAGTTAAAGTTGCTTTAAACGCATCTTCTTCACCTTTACGGATTTCAGCTAATTCACTCTCTCTTAATCTTCTTTGTTCCTCAATTTCTTTTTCTTTCTCTTGCTGATTTTTTTCTCTTTTAGCCTTTGCTCTATCAGCTGCTTCTTTAGCTGCTGCCTCTTCTTCTTTACGCTCTTCAGCTCTAGCATTATAGCCAGTTGCCAAATAATCAGCGTATGCATCTTTTGTAGCCTGCTGTCTCTTATCTAAATTATCCTGAAGTTTCTTAAATGTTTCAGCATCTACTTTACCTAAGTTCTCATTATATGTTTTTACTGCTTCTTGCTCTGCAGCAAATGCAGCTTGATAATCTGCATAAGATTGGTCGATATTATATTTACGAATTTCAGCTTCAGATTTACCTTGCGCTTTCATTTGTGCAAGTGTAACTTTTCTTCTATTCTCTGCTGATTTTTGGTTTAAATCTAATAAAGCCTGTTGTGATTCTAATGCGGCATTTGTTTTATCAATTGCTCTTTGTAATTCCTTTTCACCCGTTGCAGTTTTATACAACTCCGTAGCCATTTCAGATAAAGCAGATACTGCAAAACCGATAGCAACAACGATAGCACCAATACCTGTAGCGGTTAATGCTGCTGCAAATGCTCTAGCACCAACTGCAGCCTGTCCTTCTGCTATACCAATTGCTGTAAATGATTTTGCTAAGAATCCGTTTATTACGGTATATACTTTTGTTACACCTGTAAGTTCACCAATACCCTTTGCAGTATCAACTATATCATTACCTAACTCTACAAATGATGCTTGAATGTTAGATATCTTAATACCACTAAATTGTTTTAAAGTTGCAATTGTACCACCAACTTGATTTCCAATAGCACCAATAGGACCTGGTAGTTTACCCAATACATCAGCGAAGTTACCCGCACCTGCTCTTGCCCCTACTAAAGAGTCGTTAACATCATCAATCTGTCTTTGTAGATTAATAAACTCCTGAGAACCTACCGCAGTTTCTTTCAACTGCTTTTTTAATTCTCTAAGTTGTGCTATTGATGGTTCAATGTTGGTTTGAATATCAACTTCTACTTCAATTTTTTCTGCCATAGGTATTCTTTATTTTATCCCATATACTTGTCCAAGTAACTACCTTTCTATTGGTTTTATTATGTCTTTTTATTTTTCTAAAAGCATCTTTCCAACCATTTGGTAGTTCATTCTTCCCCTTAGCTATATCTACTCTTTCAGATACGCCATAATAATCGCTTAAGGATAATAGTTCAATTACATTTTTTATCATATAGACTTAACATTTAGTTTTATTAAAATAAGTGAAGGTAGTCCGAATGATTTCCCCAATAGGGATGTGTGCTTATTAAATTATCCTTTTTATAAATCGAAAAATGTGATGTAAAGTGTGAGCCGTGATTGATGTGTATAGATTGATTTGGTGCTTCCCATTGCTTTCGTATCATATTTTGGTTTTCTATCATACCACTATTAGTTACTAAAGCATTACCTAATATGTGATGAAAGTGCTCTAACGCATCATCTACTCTCATTATCATCTGATGCATAGGTTCATCATCTTGTCCCCTTTGTTGCCAACCATCTTTATTTATACCACCATAATTCATATTTGTCCAAATCTCACCACTACCAAAATCAGGGTAATCAAAATATCCTTTTGGATACATTACATCATGCTCTAAAAACGAAACATATTCATAATCATTCATTGTTTTAGCAGTGTATATACATTGTAATATCTGCAACAATTGATTTAAATGTGATGAGTTTCTATTCCAACTAATTACTTCGTGAAATGGATTAGAATCTATTCTATTCCAAACACACGTTACAATATCAGCTTTACCTTCTGCTGCTATTTGTATAGTTTCTAATGATTTTTTTACTGCCGGATGGTTGGTTGTATCGTTTGAATACCAAATTCCTAGTCTATTTGTTTCCGATTTAGGATATACAAATGTAGAGCCTTCCATAATACGCTCTCTAACCCCATTTATTTCCATTTCTAGCCACTTTATAACGCCTGGCTTAGTATCACCTATCAAATTATTATCTGCTCTTAAAATCAATCTATCACCCTTTATAAGCGATTTAATTTTATCTAAGCAATCAACATCACCATATGTTGCATAGGTTATATTCATTTCAATACTGATTTAGATGCTGTTTTTTGTATCCAATCCCAATATCTTCTACTTGCTGTATTCTCTTTGATATTTAATTCTTTATCATATGGTAATTCGCTCATCCATTGTGCTTTGTAAAATAGTCCATCATTTGGTGATGTTACACCAGCGTTATGCATAATGTTTAATCTAAAATAATCCGCTTCTGATGAAGTTCCCCAACTGAAATCAAATTCAGGCAAACAATTTGTTTTCCACCCCCTTCTCCATGCACCCCAAAGAACTGCCCACATATCCGAACACCATATTTGTAGTTCGTGATAAGTAGGATTCTCCTTTTTGATTTCGTTATTTAATTCAGTTACCTGTTTGAATAATTGTTCACAATCTCTTTCAACTCTATCCCAAAATTCATAATCAACACCTTTCATCAAATACTGCGCACCAATAGCGTTCATTTCGTTGTCTCTAATCAATGATTCTGGCAAATCCATAATCTCACACATCTTATCAATTATCTGCTGACCTTTGCCAACTATGTAAGAATGTGCTATATACCAACGGGTATCTGAACCATACCATTCTTCATCGTTTCTTATATCAGTACTAATCCATTCAGAAATTGATTTAGAAAATATGATATCTGAATCGTGATAGAAGATTGCTTCATCTTTTAAATAAGGATGAGCTGCCCAATGTTGTTTAAGAATATTAGGTCTGATTGATGAAATGTAATGTTTGGTTTCTCTCGTATCGTTATAGAAAAAGAAACGAGCCGGATATCCGTTAGCCAACTTTGACCATTCTTCAGGTATTACTCCGTTTTGTTTCCAACATACAATATCTATGAAGTTTGGATTTACACCCATCTCCATAAAATTATTTAGCATTACTTCAACTTGCCAAGCGTAATATAGTGTGGCTGGTTGTGCGCATACAAATCTTAATTCTTTCATATAATTTAAAATATAACTTTTTACTTTTTAACATTGTTCTGATGAATATGCAGTTACCTGACCTGTTGATGAGTTTATATCCCAATTCGCACCATTCATAAATATGTAACTATATCCTGTCAGAGGATTAGGGAAAGTATCTACATAAACAAAACATCCAACACCAAAAGTACTACTATTACAGTCTGAATAGAATGTTCTACTATTTGGTGCATCATTACAAGCGGCTGCTACACTATTACCTCTACCACATCCAGTAAATTCATAAATTCCAGCAGGTAAAGTTGTAGTGGTTGTAGTCGGTGCTGCAGTTGTGGTTGTAGTGGTTGTAGTTGTTGGACAAGTTCCACAAGTCAAACTCCAATCTGCTGCATCTGATGTAGGATTGAATGGGTCTGCGTTTCCGTATTCAACTAAAACATATCTTCCAGATGTAGAATTAAATTGATAATTAAATGAGCCATTAGGAGTTACATTAAGTGATGCTCCCCAAGGACCTGCGTAATTAGCGTATCCTACCCATCCTGATGTACCAATTAATCCAGTCGAATCGTAAAGATTAAATCTATTAGGTCTATCAATTGCATCATATACAAATGTACCACATTGTGCAGAAGTTGAACAAACATCTCTAGTCGGATATGAACCCTGCGATGTAGCAGATGTTTCAAATCTAACATTTCCATTATTACAAGAGTAGCAAGCTTGTGTTGTTGTAGTTGTAGATGTTGTTGTTGTAGTTGTAGATGTTGTAGTTGTAGTTCCGCCTGGCACATATAATACACCATTAGATGGTGCTGATTCACACCCATTTGAACATATAGTAATAATTCTATAATATGTTGATGATATAGGTGCAGGAATTGTTCTTGGAGAAGTACAACCTCCGGTATTATTTCCACCCCATGTTATATTATCAGATGAAGTTTGTATTGTAGTTGCAATACATCCACCACAAGAACCTGTTTGGAATGCAATATTAATATTTCCACCGCCAGCATCCGTAATTGATGTTATGCTTCCTGTACAACATGGTGCGCATGTTGTTGTAGTTGTAGATGTTGTAGTAGTAGTTGTAGGATTTATAATTTGAATTTCAGAATTACTTCCACAACCAATTGTTTGGTTAACTAATTTTAAACACTCTATATTATCAGGTACTGTTATAATCGCAGTGCTTCCTACATTTGGTAAAAATACATTACTACCATCTATACATAAGGTATAGTTTATACAATCTAATGAATAAAATACATTATATAATGGACCTGAATTAGTTCCTTTCGATGTTAATGTTATTTGTCTATTTATGTTTGGCATATTCTTATATTATATACTTCCTGAATATCTATTTCTATCTGCATTCCAGTTTTGTGATATTTCACCTGCAGATAATCTTCTATTATAAATTCTACAAATACCAACATTACCACTCCATTGTGCGTCTTGACCATCATTTCCAGGCATTAATAAACTACCTGTTCCATACAAACTCACATAATTACCTAAACCATAATTTGCAACAAAATTACCATCTATATATATTTCATTTAGTTTTGTTACAGATGATGTAACAAATGTAGATGATGTTACAGCTGTAATTACAACCTGATGCCAATTATTTACAGATAATTCTGCATTTAATCCGTTTTTATATAATGTAAATGAGGCTGTGTCTGGTGTTCCACCTGTTGGTGAAGTTCCTCTAATTAAAGATGATGCCGAACCTGAATAAAGTCCTAAAACGTCAGAATATAACGCTGAATTAATTTCTCTATCATCAGGTACACCTTCTGAACCAAATATAAAGTTATTAAATATAGCAGGTGATGAAGATGTTTCAGTTCCGAAGAAAGGTCTATTAATCCATATTTCAAATGTACTTCCTGTTACTGTAGTAACATCACTAAATAATCTATTTGTTCTAATAGCAGAGCCGGTAAAGTTCATATATGATGCATTACCATTCGATACAAAATTTGTACTACCAGAAATTATACTACCAGTAACTAATGAAACTAAATCAGTAATAGATGAGCCACTACCAGGATAAGATGGGGTTTTACCAAAATCATAATACAATTGTATAGATTGTGTTACATAATCTCCAGGTGCAGTTGTTGTAGTTGTAGTAGTTGGACCTGCTGTGGTTGTTGTGGTGCTCGTAGTCGATGTAGTACTTGTAGTGCTCGTAGTCGATGTAGTAGTTGTTGTGGTACTAGTAGTAGAAGTAGTTGTCGTTGTTGGAGCAGCAGTTGTCGTAGTTGTTGTTATGACAGACGATGTAAAATTAAAACCACACAATAATTCATTTAAAGTAAGTGTATCAGGTAATATCGGCCCTAACAATTGTAAATTACAAGTGCCATCTTTTAGAGAATAATCATTAATTGCTCTTAGATGATAATAGTTACCTCTGAAGTTGACAACATCATTCAATTCCATTTTAGTATAATCAGCCAATGGAATAATTGCAGAGCAATTTACTAATCTCGTTTTAGGATTGTATAAAAGTGATATATAAGTTTCCCAATAATTTGTATAAAGTGAGTTCGCTGGTACTGTACCATATGATGCAGCTTCATTATTAAAAAGTAAAGATAAAGAGTTTTCGGTTGGAAAACTGCCACTTACAACATTATAATTATCAAAATATGGAAACTTATCTTGCGCATAAGTAACACCACCGATTGCTGCTGAACCGCTTTCTAACCACCATTGTTCACACTCTACCATTCCATTAAAAAAGAATAAACGTGGTAACACTCTCGATGGTTTGTATGCTGCATCGGAGATATAAGTTGGTATGTATATAGGAATTATCTGACTCATATTATGGGCAATTATAGAATGAACCAATAGTACCATTGAAATCAATGAATGATGCGTACTTACTATAATAGTAAGGGAATCCCCACTTCCAATAGCTATATCCACCATTAAATGGAGTAGTTAGGCTTGAATCGGTAAACAATTGTGTTACTGCTGCTGGATTATTTGTAGCTGCATATACAACAGTTGGATAGTAATAAGTGTTACTACAAGCAGCAGTATCACTTCCCCATCCTGCATTACCAATTACATATGCGTAAGATGTAACAGGCGGAGTAATACCACCGACAGAGCCTGATAAACCTGTTCCTGCTATTCTAACTAATGGTGTTGAAGCAAATGTTGTTTTAACTTCAAACTTACCTTGTGAGAAGAAGTTTGTTGTATCAGTATAATATGTTTTACCATATTCTCTATTTGCTTCTTTACTGAATTGTTGAGAAAGATAGTCTTGGTCTAATGTATCACCAAAGTTAAGTTGATTCACAGCTAAGTTATTCGCTGGAATTACTTCTATCTTCTCATCTAAGTTTATGTATTTATTGAAATCTTTTACTTGTCCTTTTTTGTACCAATTATTAAATGTTTCAATTATGAACTCATTTGATTTGGTTTTATTAGGGTATATTACTAAGTTAAACTTCTTTTGTAAACCTGTAATGAAATCAATCTGCTTAATTCCATTTGTACCATACGGCATATTCGATGGAATATCTACAATCCTACCATCAGCAGCTTGGTTTACTTGCGTAATTTGTATATACGATTTCGTAGTATTATCAGGGTCCAGAGTTACAACTGGCTGTTGAGTTGGTGCTGCAAAATTAGGTCTTTGTCTTATTTGGAAATAATATGTACCTGCAGGAATGCCATACAATTTAAATTGTGTTTGTAATTCGTATGTTTGATTTATACCACCCGTTCTGCTATTTTGTAATTGGTCAAAGAATATAATGTAAGATTGTATAGCAGTTAAACCATATGCAGTTGAACTACCTGTTTCTACCATTTGTATCTGCCACGTACCATTAGCACTAAAAGTACCAGGCATATTATTTACAGAACAACTTACATTCACATTTAGATTTAAAATACCTTCTAAATTTGTTTTTTGTTCTACTCTATATGCACCATTCTGATAAAATCCTTGCGGGTCTGATAATGTATTATACCAAGGTAAAGTAACAAAAGTATTTGATGGTAAAGTAATATCAGTCATACCACTACCACTAATTGCACCTACCTTTATTTTACCATAGGTTTCCAAATCAACTTCGTTGAACTCTGGGTATTTTAGTGAATGGTTACAAATCATATATACATCATTCATAAATGGTTCATTCATAAATGATGATGAGTATGTATATCCAGCTTCTTCAAAGATTGCATCTAATACTTTTTTAACTCTGATTGCAGGTTTAAAGTTTTGTACAGTTAGTGCACCATCGTTATCATTCATTCCAAATGTTTGGAAATCACCTTGTGCGTATTGATATCCCGTACCATAATCGGCAAGTGGATAAACTATATCACCATTGAAAAGATTACCATTCCAACTTGCTGAAATATTATCGTAAGATGCAGTATGGTTATACTTTTGTAGTGATGTTAAGTTTGTTAAATAATTTCTATTGATATCTCTACCAAAAGATGATAGAGTACCATATATTGTTACTTCATATGAATCGATAAATTTATTTGCTAATACATTCACCTTATTCAGCTGAAGATATCCGTTTGACAAATATACTGAGTCAAAATCAAAGTAAGCTGGTACTTTAATATTTGTTGCGAATAAGAATGGATTATCAATTGATATATCATACACATGCTCAAAGAAAGCATTATTTACCTTTGTACCTGGCAAAGTAATTTGACGAGTAAAATCAGATGGTAATACTCCTATATCAAATAAACCTGTTACATTGTTAGATAACTGAATATCCTCATCTGCAAAAAGGTCCAATTGTTGCCCATTGGCTATTAATCGAAAGGTAAATCCTTGCGTTGATATAACTCCCATATTATAAAATTAATTTGTACGATTGACCAAAATTAAATTCAAATTGGTATTGTATTAATTTATCTACAACACCTGTTTTAAATGTCATATTTTGTGTTGCTATTGTTACTGGTCTCACTATACCATTTGTATAATCTACCCAATATAATTCATCTGAAACTAATAATTGTTTTATAATATCATTCCAATCTTCAGTTAACCAATTGGTATTTGCTGAAAGTGATTGTTTAGAATCTGATACATAGTTTAATACCGAACTATCGGTTGATTGATATGAGAACGAAGATGCTTCCCATGTACCAATTTGTGGAGAATATGTTCTCTTTTCAGTTTGGAAAGATTGTCTACTTACTTCGTTTAAATTAATATAATCGAATTGTCCGTATCGGTTTTTAAATGCTATTCTTTGGTTTGGATATTTTGTAGGACAATCTATTTCAAATCTAATACTATTTCCTAAAGGTGTAGAGCCACTAAATGCTTGGATACTATACCACTCTAAAGAGTTTAGCGAGCCTGAATATGGAAATCCTGCATTAGATGGTGCTTGTGCATAATTTGAAATACACAAAGATGTTGTTGTAGCGTTTTGTGAAATATTTCGTGTAGATGAACCTAAATTTGAATTATATACTACTCTATTAGCAACGATACCTGCATCATTTGCAATATATACACCCATTGTACCAACATCAGTTAACAATGTAGATTGTGTTACAGGTCCATCAGTCATCATAGGCCAGAATGGTGTTTTAGCTGATACCTGTTGTCCGATTGGTTCAGGGAATATACCATACCCATCTAATGCTCTATAAGTGTTTGAACGAACGTGTGAGCCTGTTACATAAGAACTACCTGAAAGATATTGCCAATAGAAATCTACTGCATAATACATTACATTTGAACTATTATCAATTCTCAAATCAGTTAGAGTTGAGTTTATAATTCTATTCAAATCAAATATACCAACAGTTGCAGTATTAGGAAATTTAAGTATTGTATAATCAGCTACTGATGATGATTGAAATAATGTTCCCTGCCAATAATATAATTCGCCTACATATTGAAATGAAGCTGATGTATATGCTGGTGTATTCTCACTTACCGTAAATATAATCGGTGATTGAGCCAATGAGCAGGATGCAGGAGTTTGTGTTATAGATAAAGCCATTCGATTAAATCTTTATTTATTTAACCATTCAAAATAAAAAAGTAAGTGATGGTTATGTTTTAGCTCTAACCGCTTCTCTTATTTCTTCAACAATTGCTTTACCAACTGCGTTTGTATATGATTTTATTGCCTGTTTAACAGATGAATCTTTATATGCTTTATCAGCATAATCGAAGTGTTGTGGATATCTCTTGCGTAGTTTTGCAGTCTTACCATTGCCACGTCCGAATGGTGTATTCCAATACTTACCATAAGTGGCGCCAGGAGGTGCAAAATAAAATGTAATAGTCGCATCACCATTTGTATCAAATTTAACCATTCTATCAGGCGTATTGTACTGACGTATGGTATTACGAAGATTGCCCGTATCTCGTGGTGCAAGTTGAGAACCTACATTACGAATCGTTTTAGCAACATTCTTTAATGGTTGTTTTATTTGGGATATATTCTTAATAGCCATTAGCAAACAGGATTAGGATATGAGCCTGATGGTAACAAATTAAATAGACAACGAGGTCTATCATTGTGTGTTACTAAAGTAAATGTAGCTACATGTCCTGCCAATCCATTGTTAAATCTATCCATAAATGGCTCACATACAATATCTCCATCGATATCAAATGCAGCTACTGAATATTGTGTAAAAGAAGTAAGGTCATTGATAATTGCCAAAGTGTTAGCAAGAATATCAACTGTATCATCAACTCCATAAAACGGAATCGTTTGTTCATTATTCTTATTATTTGATTCGTTATCCTTATTCTTAATCTTATCAGCAATTACTAATTGTATTTCATGTCTAGTTGTCGAATCGGATATAGTACTACTCATTATATTTACATTTCCTAATGGATACATAGGAAACTCTCTATCATCTACTTCCTGCAATTCACCAGTTGTTACTTTAGTAATAGATGGGTGATTTGTCATTATGGTTTCGAAATAATCTAAAGCATTGTAGTACAATGTATAGTTTACTCCTTGATTATATTGTAAGTAGCTCATAATTTATTATAATTGAATTCCACCAAAGTACTGATTTGTTTGGTCTGGATAAATCTGTGTTTGGTTTCCAACTGATTGTAAGTATTGAGGAATTTCGTTTGAGTAAGATATCAAATAGTTTTGTAATCTCAACGCATAGTAGTCAGCATTGTTCTGAGCTTTCGCTAGAAGGTAATCTATCTCCGCTTTCGATGGAGCGACGCCTTGCTCACTCTGTTGCTTCACAGCACCATTTGATTTGAACTGAATAGAACTGAAAGGAATGTATTCCACACAACTATACCAAATAAGAGTTGGTTTAACGTGGTCTGTCATCAAATCAGCATAATACCCTGTAAATGGAGTTTGAGTTTCTATTTGTAAACTTAAATAATCATACAATACAGTACCTAAAAGGTTTTTTAGATACTTTACCTGTGCAGTTTGTATAAATGGTAATAAAGCATCTGCATCAATAGCACCCTGTAATGGGGTATTCTTAATGATATCGTTTCTCGTTATAAATAATGCGGTTGCCATATCTTATATTTTTTCTGATGTATATTCTTTTCTAAAAAATGCTCCACTCAATCCATATTCAAATCTTTCAATTGGCTCATCACCTGCTATATCTTGTGGGTCTTCATCTGCTGAATCATCCGTAGTTGCAGGATTTATCATAGCATCGTTTGTATCATCTTCAACTTCATCTACAGTCTGACCTGTTTCTTCTGCTGTTTGTGAAAGAATTACTAATGGAGTTAATTGTTCAAAGTATAATTGTGCATCATCAATACCTCCACACATTAATGCGTAATCTAATGAGTTTAAAATAAGGCTTTGAAATGGTGCTATTGTCATTGTTTGTAAGATAGAGAAAGCCGTTTTCATTTCTTCTGATTGAGAAGAGAATCCGTTATTTGCTGTTCTGATACCAAATAAAAGGGGTGATGTAATTCTATGTGATACTAATATTCTATCTTGTGCGTATTCTGCAACATAACTAAACTTCTCATGTAGGTTATCTATTTGTATTACATCGATTGTTGGTTTAGTTGCTGGGTCATCATTAAATGATAACATAAACTTACCTGCATTATTAGTGCCTGTAAACTTAGCGTATAAAAGGTCCTCAATAGTTTGTCTTTCTTCTGGCGCTGGAATACCACTATTCATATTCAGCATTACCATTGGTAAGAAACCATTTAAGATATTGTTTGTATGTAAGTTACTCAATTCACCTTCTACAATTGAATACTGAAATGATGAAATCCAATCAGGTAATGAGTAGTAATATAAATTAGGAGTATAATTCTTAATCCAAAGTATTTCCATCTTTTCAGATGATGTTTCAAAAGCAGGAATCTTTTTCTTATCTCTTACTTTTCTCTGGTCATTCCAATCAGTACAATAATAGTAGTTTTGGATACGTGGATTATCGTATATCTTTTCAGCTCTAAGAGTTTGAACTGGCACGTGATAAAACTTAATTATCTTCGTATGCTCAGCGTTCCAATAAACTTGGAATGCAGCATTACCAAATAGTTTTAAATCGAATGCTGCTCTTTTAACATCTTCCTGTGGTAGGATTTTTTGCAACATTAGATTTACATCTTCTCTCTTTGAGTATAATCCTTTACCATAGATTAAATCTGCAATACCTTCTACACAAGCTGCATTGGTTGTTGAATGATTGTATGCAAGATTAACTGCATCAAAGAAATCATCGTGTCCGTGGATACCAAATGGAATCCATGCATATCGTGTTCTCGTATCTTCAGTAACAACTGGCAATGCATTGTTACCACTTACATTAAAAACCGATAAATTTACTTCTTTCTTCATATTAGTTCATTATAATATATTCGTTAGAGCTATCCGCTGAGATTGAGCCACTATTAATAGGGATTTGGTTAATGTATTCAGGCTTAGATACTGATTGAGAACCAAATATTTGAATACTACCATTCCATAATTCAGTAGTTCCATTTGTCAATGTAGCTCTAAACTCTTGTCCTACATAAGCACCTACAATACTTGCTGTAAATGAAACCATACTCTCACATGCATTATATGATGCAGATGCGATTGAAGCAGTTGAATTAGTTTGTGTCAACATATCCTGTAATGACATTGTGAACGAATTAGATGGGCTCTGACTCGTTCTAATTGTGTATCCATTGCTGCCAGATATAAAATAAGTAAGCATTATCTCGTAATAGTTTATGTTCTTCTATATTTAACACATATAAAAGTAAAAATAGTTGGCAAATAAAAAACCCCACTCAATTAAGAGTAGGGTTTAATATTTTTATAATGCTATACTGATTAGCTATTAGTTCCGTACACAACAGTCGGTGCTCCTGCACCTGTTAATGCTGCGAATGGATTAGTTTGAGTTGAACCGCTGATGAATGCTGCTGGTAATTTCTCCATACCTGTGAATGTTACAGAATAACCATAAAGGTCTCCCATAGCTGCACCTGTCTGAATTGTTCCTGCGGTTACATCTGCACCTTCTTGCTCACCAACTAACAATGCATCTCCGTTTGTAGTCCAAACAACGATTTGAGGTCTACCATAAGCCATAAGCTTTAATTGAGTAGTCATTTCGTTAGTCAATTTCTTCAAGTTCAATACTAATTCTTGGTTGAAGAATGTAGTACCATTATCTCTTGAGCTATTCACGGTTTCAGTATATGCACTTGTTCCTTTTAACTGATAGTAGTAAACTGTGCTACCAGAAGGAAATGCGGTTATTTCGCCGCTTCCGTTCTTAGTGAAAGACCCGGTAGTATAGTTTAAGAAGTACACTCCGGCTAAACCACCGATACTATCTTTACATACTTCGTTTCTTCCAGCTGATAAATTACAAGCCATATTCTGTTAAGTTTAATTTGTTAGTTAATGATTAATAAGCGCCGTAGTAAACGATATCTTGTCCGATACCGAACTGAACACCTGCAGTGTATCTCATAATGATTCTGTAGTTTTGAGAACCATCTAAGTTAGCCATGTCTAACACTCTTACTTCGTTGTGGTCAGATAAAAGACCTGTACCGAAGAATAAGTTAGATTTTTGAGCTGCTACAATCTTAGAAGAACTCATACCTGGACACAATACGATTTCGATACCATTGAAGTTGAATGGTTTTTCACCAACGTTCATTTGGTTATTCCATCCGTTTGCACCGATAGCACCACCTGCTAATGCTTGCTGATATGCTTTAGCTACATCAGTAGAAACATACAACAATACATCTTCTTTACCATAAACTGTATCAGGAATAGTAGATACTACTGAATCCAATTTAGATAATACGTTTGCTGAAGTTACACTACCAGAGATGATTGCTGAAGAACCACCAGTGCTTCTTGCTGGCAATACTGCTGTTGCACCACCTGCTGCGATAGAAGCAGAGAATGCAGATTCGAATCCTAAGAACTGACCATTGATGTTAGTTCCTCTCCAAATAGATTGTTCAGTTGCTTCTGCTACTTTACCACCTACATAAGAGATTAAGAAATCGTTGAAGTTAGCAGGAATAGAATCAAATGCGCTATAGCCCAATTGTAAAGCTTCCCAGCTATCTACGAATTCTTGCTTACATAATTGTAAGTTAACTTGCAATTCTTTTGGTTCTAAGATTCTTTCAGATAATACAACACTACCTGAAGTTACGAAGTCGCAAGATGCGTCTTGTACGATACCATCAACCGCTACTTTTTGTAAAACTTCTTTAAATTTTACATTTGGGTGAATGGTAATCAATTTGTTGTCAAGCGTTCTAGCTGACAAAAGCGCTGCAGCAATATACTGACCTGCGAATTCCCCCGCATAGGTTGTAGTAATTGTAGGCTGAGCGAAATTTTGTAATTTTTTCATTGTTACCTTTTTTAAAAGATTTTTTTAATAATTTTATTTATAAAGTTTAGATAAGAATCTGTCTTGCGTATTCGCAACTTTCTTACCGAATTTTACTTCTGATTTTTCTGAACTCATTTTAGTTTCAACAGGAGCTCCATCTAATTTAGGTAATTCCTCTTCGATATCTGCTTCTTTGTCTACTACTTCTTCTTTAACGGCTTCCATTGATTCAATCTTCTTAGCCATTTCTTCGATACGATAAGCCATTTCTTCCATCTTCTTTTTCATATCACCTAATTCTATTTCGATTTCAGGTGCTTCATCTTCCATTGGCTCTCCATCAGTTTCAGGCATATTAGGGTCAACTTCTTCAGTTACCTCTGCCATCATAGATGCAGGCTTTAATCCTTTATCATTTGATGCTGGAGAATCGATATCTTTTACTTTATTAGCTTCTTCTTCGATGTTAGATTGTGGAAGGTCTTTCACTTCAGCAGTTTCTGCATCAGCCATTTCAACTTCAACATTCTCTCTTTCAACGATTTTACCGTCTTTAGTGATAACTTTGATTAAGTTTTCTTCGCCTGATTCATCTTTCAATGCTAACTCATGCTCACCATCTGGAGCTGGAGTTTTAGTACCATCTTCTGATACTACGAACAAATCTTCACCTACATCGAAAGTAGCTGATTCTACGATTGTTCCGTCTTTTAATCTAGCATAAGTTAATTCTACTTCATCTTTTGTCAAAAGTGTAATTATCTTATTTAGGACTTGTTTTGCGTTCATAATGATTAATTATTTAATTATTTAACATATATTGTTTGAAAAGTTGTAATTTTTTTTATTAAAGTGTGAAAATATAATCATATACGGCAGTTCTTTCCAATGATGTAAGCGTTCTGTTGTATATTATTACAGTTTTTATTCTACCATTAAACCAGTTAAATACGTTGCCCAAATTATTTATTCTAGATGCTATTGTAATTGGTGGGTCATCTGGGTCCCAATTTTCGTTTGGAACAGTTTGTGCATTCGTTATTGAAATATTATTTGCATAAACATTTTTATTTCCGCTAGAATCTACATCAAGTGTCAATATAGTTCTTACACCTCTACTTATACTATTTGAATTATTACCCGTAACACCTGTTGGGGTTGTGTTTACAGCAGATTCTATTGTATTACCTAAACCTGCAGAATTAAGTTCAAATAAAAATTTATAAACAGTTCCTTGGTCTTTCCAACCTGCTACAATCGCTCCTTCTGGGTCTAAAAAAGAACCAGACGTAGGTGTGATATCTGCAAATAAAGTAAACCCACCTCTAACACTTCCTGTTAAATAGTTTTGCAATGCACTACCTGATTGTAATATTGCGTATTGCTGAGAACTACTTGCAAATAAAAATCCATCAATAGAACTGAATGTTGGCGAATTTACTAATGTAAAATTATTTCCATTTCCACTTATATCATACCATACAGTTCCACTTCCAGAATATGATGATGTTGTATTATTCAATTCCAACAATCTATTAGATGTTACGGGGTTACTACCACTTACACCAAATACTTGAGTGCTGCCTAAGTATGCAGAACTTACAGTAGATGAACCTAAGTATATACTACTAATTGTTGAACTTGCTAATGCTATACTCATATTAAACTATTATGTATAATGTATTTGGGTCTTTAGTTACTATTGCTAAATATTCAGCAGAACTCAATGAAATTATTTTTGTTACTGCTGCCGTACCTGTAAATGTATCACCAACGTTTGTTACAACACTGCCACTTGCACTTCCAGATAAGAAGTTCATAGAGCCTGTAAATGATGAATCTCCAGCTACGTTTAAACTTCCGCTTAAGAAAGCGTTAGAGCCCGAATCAATTAATAATCCGTTTCTTCTGCTTGAAGTTGAAGTACCTGTACCTACAACGAACACAGTGTTGTTTGATAATACATCGGTATTAAATCTACCAACGATTACAGTTCCTCTATCTGCTGCCTGTGTTGCTGCAGTTTGTAATGCTGATGAGCCTGTTACGTTTAAGCCATGTCCGATTAAAGCAACACTATTTAAGTTTGAGTTATCTCCTAATAAGTTTGCTGATGCAGAGTGTGCTGAACCTAACATTACATTATTTGCAAATTGTCTAGGTGTAGTCAATGTAGTATTACTACCACTTGCAACTAATGAATAGTTAGAACCAACAAATAAACCATTTGCAACACTTACAAAATTACCAGCTGCAGTTGAGCCACTATATAAGTTATTTATAGTTAAATTACCTTGTAAGTTATTACTAGCAAATCCAATAGATGAACTATCCATATTAAGGACTAGTGCTCCGCCTAAGTTATTCAGCTGAATATTAGGTGCGTTTACTAATGTAGTTTTATTTGCAACTGCTTGTATTGTTGCATTACTAAAGTTATTTGTAAAGTTTAATCCTGCTGATGCTGAAACAAAAGATGTTGCTGCTGCAGAACCAAAGTTTATATTACCACCATTTATAGTATTATGTGATATAGTATATGCTGATGAACTAACAGGTGTTCTCATAAAGATAGTACCTGCTCCATTAATTATATTTGCGTTCATTACAGGCGATATACTCAACGAGCCAGTCAATTGTGGAACGGAGCCTGAAGTAATAAAAATATTATTACCACCACCAACGTATCTATTGAATGTAGCAGTTGCTGCACCTGGTGATTGGAATATGTTTGAACTACCACTAACAATAGTTGCAGTAGTTAATGCGTTGTTTTTAAATATTAAGTTTGAATTACTTCCACTTACTGATGCGGTTACATATGCTAATGATGATGTGAATCCATCAGCAATCATCCATACGTTTCTACCATAGAATGATGCGGTTGTATTTACTTTAAATCCACCAAATGCTGATGGAGCGATTTCAACTGCACCACTTTCAGCAAGAGTTACTTTGTTATCTCTCCAATCCATTTGAATTGGTTTAGCATTATCCGATTCTCTTGTAATCAATAATACTGGCTCAAAAGGATTTGATTTAAGTGTATAGTTAGAGCCTGTTGTAGAACTTAATCCAAATGTAATAGCTGAGCCCGAATAGTTTTGTACGCCTGATGTGTTTTGGAATACAATAGGAGTAAAAAATGTAGTTAGTCCATTAATGAATGTATTACTACCATCAAATAAGTTTGAGCCTGTTGTTGCGAATCTAGCATTTAATAATTGTTGTGATGCAGTAAATGCATTAAATGTATCTGCTTTAGCAAATGATGAAGATGGTTGGTTTTTCCATAAAGAAGAACTTGCTTCATATACCAATACATCACCTTGCTGTTCTGATACTATTCTAACGTTATGTAATTCGTTTAATTCCCATCCATTACTAACATTAACAAATATTGAACCATTGTTTGATTGTACTCTTAGTACTTCACCAAGGGTTACTATGTTTAAAGGTGCTTGTGGTGCTACGTTTGTAAATTGACCTGAAGAAGATAGGTAAATTAAATCACCTGCATTCATTCCGGCAGTATTCACACCAATTACTTTACCAATTACAGTAATATCAGCGTAATCACCACTAACCGCAGTGTTTGCTAATATACCTAGTGTATTAGATGAATTTGCTTCACTATCATAAGATGCGGTATTGAATCTCGGATTATCTCCTGTTGCTCCACTAATTCTTACAACAGTACCAATAGGTAGAGTTGATTGGTTAGCGTTTATAGCTGAAACAATTACATCTCTAGCGAATGATGCGGTTGCTGCATTTTCAGCGTATGATGCACTAACTGCACTACCTGTTGCTACAGTTACACTAAATGTACTTGCATCTCCTTTTGTAAATGTGATTGTTGCGTTATTAGCAGATGCAGTTACTATTGTTGATGCGGTAATAGAAGAACTAACAAATCCTAAATTAGTTATTTGCTGTGAACCTGAAATAGTTCCTGCTGGCAATATAGAGCCTGTGATATCAGGTATATTTACTGCGAATGTAGAGTTATCACCTTTTGTGAATGTAAGGTTACGAGTTCCATTATTAAATGATGCAGTTATCAATGATGATGCAGTAATTGCTGCAGTTACCCAACTTCCACTTTGTGCTTCAATTGAGTTTAATCTTTGATTTGCTGATTGTGTGAATGCGTTAGTACCTGCTATCGAAGCAGTAAACGATTCTATTGAATCTACTCTACCATCTATTGATTGTGTGAATGCGTTAAATTCAGTTTGTGATGCAAAGTTTGTATCTAATGAAGTACTGAATGCTTCTAATGCATCTACTCTACTATCAAATGATGCACTAGCATTTATGTATGATTGTGTAAATGCGTTGAAAGAAGAAGTATTTAATTTTGTATCAATACTATTTTGCAATGCCCCTGTTGCTGCTGCTAATTCAGTTTGAGTTACATATGTTACATCTAATGATGCAGTAAATGATTCTAATGAATTCAATCTTTGATTTTGTGCATTATCTACCGCTGCTACTGAAGCAGAGTTTGCGTATGATGATGTTGCTGCTTCTAAAGCATCTAAACGAGCATCTGCTGATGCACTAAATAACTCTAAGTTATTAATTGCTTCTGCTGATGCAGATGGGTCTAATTCAAGTATTCTCTGATTAAACGAAGCACTATCAGCATTATATGATATCTCATCAACTAATGAGTCTATCATATCTGTATTGAATCCCCTTAATCGTGATGGAGTAATCTGTCCATTATTATTATTAGGAAATTGCGTATTGTTTTCTACCTTTAAGGCCTGTTTTGAAATTTCTGCCATGTTATATTTTTATTTTAATCTAAAACGATATCAAATCCATCAGAGTAACCATCACTAAATGCACCACCTTTAGTTCTGTTTGGTGATTCTATTTGTCCAATACCCTGTTGCATTAATGCACCTTGACAACATCTAACATCATACGTGTCAGAATCTAAACACAAACACGCTCTTCTGCTATTCTTAGGAGAAGATAAACCACGTGTTGGCCCGATATAGTAGCCAGAGTTATTCTCCCTGTTTACTGAATATCTTAAAGCACCATTTCTACTATTTGACCAAGGCATAATAAATTCTTTATAGACTTAACAATGTTTAGATTAAAAATGGTAGAAGTATTTAACCGCTTATCTTTTTCATTGCTTCTTTGTGTAATAAAGTTTCTAACTGAGCTTTATCAGATTTATACGCTAGATACAATAAACACTTCTCAAGCGGTTCTTTTACTACTTCATCGATTTCCTTAATCTTTCCATCGGCGAGTTGAATGATAGTTGAATAAGCTCTCCACTTCTTTGAAAAATTGACCTCATGTTGTGAGGAAGCTCCACTTCCTTCAAAGAGTTCAGCATATCTTTCAGTAAGTCCGTTTGTAAATGAACAAAAAAAAACAGCGCTCCCCAATGAACTTCCATATTAACACCTAACCATTTAGTTTCCTCTATATCTCCATCATATGGACGGATGGAATACATCTTACCTTTCTTATTTGTAACTGGTCTATATAATATGGACATTATCTTTGCCCAATTCTTATCGATTTGTATAGTATCGTATTGAGTAATATCAGCATAAGCACCATAAGCCATCTTACTTAAATTAGGTTCGAATCCATATTCAGTTCCATCTATTGTAACAAATGGTTGTAATTCAATAGTTTCAGGTGATATAAATTCAGCTAATCTGCTTTTTAACTTTAAGTATGATTCAGATGATAACCCCTTTATATATTCAGGTTCTAGTCCGCATAGGTGATGTAACATTAATGCAACTTGTGCTTCTTCCTCATCTCTATATGCTTCTAAATCTGCTTGCAATGCAAGATATTGTTTAAGAGTTACATCTTTCCACGTTGTTGGTATCTCTAATGTTAATGTTTGTTTCATGCTGTGTATGTATTTAATATTTGTTTTAATTGTTTGTTTTTAGCCATTTCGTTTTTCAGCATTGCATCCATAGCAATGATTTTGGCTTTCAACTCTTCGTTTTGTTGTTGAGTTTGTGCTACATATAATAGTAGTTCTCTTATTTCTTCTGATGTGTATATTTGACTCATCGTATTGATATTGAATATTGTCCTTTGTTAACTGCTTTTTGTGATAGTTTCATCATACAACAATATCGTGCTGCATCGATTAAGTGGTCTAAGCCCCCTTCTGGTGTATCCGTAACATAACCATATTTGTCAGTTGCATATTGATATGAGTATAATTCATTGATTAGGTTTTGGGATTTATTATGCACAAATATCTTATAGTTGTTCATTACATTAATACCAAACTTAATACTATCCTTTCCTTTTGTTACAGGCTTTATATTAAAACCCATACGATATAATTCCTCAATTAGCCTTGGTTCTGCTGAATCAGCCCATATCTCTTCACTCTTTGTAATATCTAACTTCCTTAACCTATCAGCAATATCAGATGTTACTAATCCCTTTTCGTATAAATGCTCTTCTAAATAGATTCTATCGCCTGTCCTATATACTGCTACTAATGCAGTTGGGTCATTACTAAAACCAAAGTCTATTCCGAATCCAACGAAATCAGATTCAAAATGTCCGCATGTTTCAAATTGGAATATGGCTTTATCATTGGGTGCGTATTCACCTTTACCATATATCAACCATTTCTTTTGGTTTGTGTGTTGTAAATCTTCAATTGCTTTGACTACTGATTCTTCTAAGAATGGGTTATCCTTATATGTTGTTACAAATCTTTCGCAATCCTTCATTTGTCTTACCCAATGATATGGTGATACCGTTGGATTCAATGCCATTATAATTTGACCTGTTGTTCTAATCATTAATTGGAATGCTGATTCTTCATCTATTTCAGAACACTCTTCTAAGAATAGTATAGATGATTTAATACCTCTAAGCTTTTCAGCATCATCAGTAGATACAAACTGAATGATTGAATCACCATATCGCCATATTCTGTCCGTTATGTTGAAATCATCTTCTCTAAAGATATTCAGGCTTTTAAGTATATCGCTGAAATCCTTCATTACAGTCCTTTTAAGCGATGGAATTGTTTTCCTTACTATTGTTATGGTCTGCGTACTTTCAATCGCTTTAACGATAAGATATTGAAGAATAGCGTATGTCTTACCGCTACGTGTTCCACCAATGTGTTGAGTGACACGATGTTTACTTTCTAATAGATTCTCAAATGTTACAGTAGTATTAATCTTTACTTCCACTCTTCGTAATGTTTACTGATATAGATTGTATCCTTTGGTCAATCTCTGCTCTCATCTCTGTTCTACTCAACTTAGGTAAAGTAAATTCCATTAACTTCAGTGCTAATTCGATTGCACGTTCCGGGTCGTCTTTTCTGATTTTCTCTAAGTCTGCTGATAGTGTGTTCAATGTATTATCTACTGCTCTTGCAATTGTCAGCTTCATCATTTCAGTTGAACGATTGATTGCGCCTTTTGGTCTGCCAGTTGCCAGTTTATGTCCTTTTTGAAATCCCATATTAAATCCTATTATTTAAATATCATAACAGTTTAACATCTACCTATTGGGTTTGTAGTTGATGGATATATATGTATATATTATTCAAAGAGCCCTTTCCAAACTGTCAATAGCATATCCATAGCCATTGCTAATATACTAAATCCAAATAGTAATCCTATATACGCTAATATTAATTCCCATAGTGGGTCTCTTTCCTTTTTATTATCTTTCATCCCTTTCTACTCTTTCTAATAACCAAAATCCACATATGTTATCATCTTCGTCTACTACGACTATGTGATGGTTATGTGTATATGGTATTGTGTTCATATAAATCCTTTTATCTTTTACCCACATCCAGTCCATTTGTATTACTGGTATTTGCTGAACCATAATCTTTTATCTTCTTCCTTTATTGGATTGAATTCTGCTCTTCCGCTTGTTTGTTCGGATTCTCCACTCATTTTCCAATGCGTTATTTCATAGTTCTGCTTTCCGCTTTTGTTGAACAACCAATCATCTCCGTAATGTACTTTTAAATCTTCAGGTATTTCTACATAAGAGTTTTTATGGATAGCAAATACACAACCATAACAATTAGGTCTATTCTTAATCGGTGCTACTCCACCACTACGATGTGGTCCTTGCCAACAGGTCACACCTGCTCCTATCATTCCTCTATCTTCCGTAATGTATTCTTCTAACTTATCTACAAAACTCCAATCGGTTTCCACATCATCGTTTACAAAAAGAAGTTTGTCGAACTTTGCTAATCGGTATCCTTTGTTCCATGCAGGGTTTACATAGGTGTTCTTACCTTCTCTTATGTGTACTACCTTTTTGAAATCTTCTAAATGTATTTCATCTGGTGTGTTATCTATTACGATTATCTCTCCTACGGATTTGATTTCGTTTAGTGCTCTTATTGTTTCTATCCCTTCTCTTCCTTGCCACATTGTGGGCATTATTACTGATATCATATTAGTCGATTTTAGATTTGCTTCTTATTCCCCAAAAGTAAAGGTCATCAGGGTTTCTATTTTCTTTAAATTCGTATTCACTAAACCATATATCCAATGGAAAGTGTTCGAAATCTTCTCTATTTAAATTTTTATAATAATCGTTTTCGATTTGTGATGTGAATGGTGAATCTTGCGGTGATGTTCTTCTCGTTCCATGCTCTGGTCTATTTGCTGATGCACAACTGAATACTACCATACCGCCTTCCTTTGTTAATCTTACCATATTTGCGAATGTCAAAACCCAATACTCATCGTGCTCAAAACATTCTGATGAAATGGTTACATCGAATAGTTTGTTTGATTTGAATTCGTGTCCTCTACTTACTACATCTACATTTGGTCCATTACCAATATCAATGCCAGTATATTCCGCATTGGTAAAAAGATATCTATTGTTTCCATTGATGTCCAAAGAGCCTACATCTAATACTCTTACACCACTAAATTTGTGTGGGAATCTATCCCTTACGCTTTGCATAAATGCTTGTTGTTGCGAATGCGCCATAATTGTTTGTTTTATTCTTCGTAATAGTTTCTTGTATCAGGATAATCCAATTTTATCTTTGTTTCTCTTTTATTCTTTGGTTTATCATCGTTGTGAGCAAATATCCAATGACATAACTCATCATTTTTGAATACTTCTTCTAATCTTTCTTTCATCAATGCTCTCCATTCATCTCTAGTCTTACATTTAAATGTTTTACTAGCCATTGCTTTGAATAGTGGACCTGTTAAGGTATATCCATCTCTTAACGGATAAGGCCTTCTGCCTGTTGTGCCTGGTCTTCTACCATTTTTCAGTGCTCTTATCTTATTGTATTCATTAGCTGCTTTATTTCTACACTGCTTACATATTTTTGTTGTATGTTTGTGTTTCTGCTCAATCTCTTTTGTTTCACCGCAGTGAATACAAGTTAGGATTTCTATTCTCATTATAACTGATTAATCTATAAATGGATTGTTTATTATCTTCTTTAAGTGTGCTCTTATTTTTTTAATGTTTATGAATACAGTCGATTTACTTATTCCTATCTTATCTGCTACTTCTTGCAGAGTATCATCTGAAGTCCAATAGATTTCGTATATCATAGCAGGTGCGAAATGTTTTGTTTTCTTTAACCTTTCTATTTCACTCATCACTGCTTCATGTGCTTTCATTATAGCCACATCTCTTTCAACATCATATTCTTCAACAGGTCCATCAGCTGTAATCTCTTCCTGATATTGTAATCGGTTTAACTTCTTTGTTTTATTTATCCATCTGTGTTTCAAAAACGCCATACAATACATTAGATTATATGAGTTCAAATAGAATAACTTAGTGTTCTTTTTTCTATGTAGATATTCATAAAGTTCGCCTACTAAATCTTCAGCTTCCTCTCTATTCTTTGTAATATTGTAACTAACTTGCGATAGCCACGTATGAGATTCTTTGAAAAGGATTTCTAATCTTCTATTACATTCCAATGCCACACTGCTAGTCACTTCGTTACTCATTTATAATAATGATTCTTTTGATGTGATAAATCCTCTTATTCCATCTGCTGCTCTTCTCCAATGTCCTGCAGCTGAGCCACAACTGCAAGGTTGAGGTTCTCTAGTTCCACTTATCTTTAGATAATTACTCCATACCCAACTCATCTTATCGTGAGGAATGTGAGTTGTAATATTCATCATTGTATTTCTTAAATCAATGAATTCAGACTCACTATATGGATAAAACCTATCAGTTGGTGGTAATGTAGTTGCTGTTGTTTCCATTACTTATCTACTCTTTTTAATTTAGGTAATTTAATTTCTGCTTGCTTTGGTTGTTGTGGCATATTAATTGGAATAGGATTATCCAATGCTAAGAATTGTTTGATGTTCTGAAACTGCGGATGTTTGGGTGAGAAACTAAACCCTACTGATGCTAAGATTAACACCAGGTCATTTACTGATGTGATTTTTGTAAAATCAATGAGATATACACTATTCTCATCGATGTTTTCTGTTCCGTCTAAATTTCCTTTTACTAATTCCATTTGTTTTGTTTTTATGTTTATAACTTAATTGCATTACATTCCCCATCATATTGTGGGTTAGTTAATCGATTTAACCACTGCTTCCTTTCGCAGCACCCGCATGAGTTCTTTCCGAATAGTTTAGCAATTGCTAATGCAATATGCTCACCCATTCCAAAAGTAACAACATATATAAGCGCTTCTACCCAATCACCTATTTTAATTCTTTTCATATTATCTTTTTTTATCTTTTAATGCCTGACGAACTAATGCCTGAATAAAACCTTTTATTTGGAATCCGTGTCTTTGGCAATATTCTTTTAAATAACGATGCAGTTCTTCATCTAATTGAACCATCTTATATTGTTTCTTTTCTTTCATATTATTTTAATCTTTTATTCAAACTCATTCCTAACTGATGGAAGTGGTTAATCATTGTGTATTCAATATTTCTAAGTGTTTCCTTATCAGTACCAGCCATGTCCAATATAACCCACTTATGTTTATCATAACCATAAACATCAAATGAATGATGTAAGTATGGCATTACTCCATTGTTTAGTTTATATTCTTTCTTATGTGCATTTCTTCTATAACTGAAAAGAGTTTGGGTGCTCCCCACATATACACGTTGCTCTGGGTTGATTATCAAATACACTGCTGATTTACTATCATCTGCACATACATTCTCTTTAGCCCATTGATTACAATATGCTGACCACTTCTTATGATTCTTTCTTTGCCAATCAATTTGGTAAGTAGGCTTTGTTTGTCTAAAATTTTTATTGTTTTCTTTTACACAACTTTTGCAGTTTGTTTGCAATAAATCAGGAGATGCTGCTCTTTTGTGAAATTGTGTTAGTGGTTGATGCTTACCACACTTTGAACATTGTTTTGTTGTTGCCATTTTGTTTACTTTTATATACAGATATATATAAATAAATTTTTGAAAGCGCTGTTTTACTTAGCTTTTTTAAAATTTTGTTTTAATTCTGTAAGTTTTTTGATTAGATAATCAGTATCATCGGCATCTAAATCAATGTATTCTGATGAATAATAATTAGAAGGGTCTTCACTATCTGAAATATACAATCTAATTGTGCTTTTTTCTGTAAACCAAACTTCTAATTGTGCAGTTGTGTTGTTGTCTACTAATGTTTCTTTTATCATAGCATTTATTTTTATTACTACAAATATAGTAATAATAATTGATATTTCCAATAAATTGTATGATTATTTAGTATTGCAGTAATTGCAATTATGCTGTCTGCTTATGCTATATGCTTTCTCTGTGTCGTCTTACTTCCAAAAGGATACACTACACCTCCTGACACTACGGATTAAAAAAAAAATAATCAATAGTGAAACGAAGTGTAGTGTAGTGAATTACTTCCAATGAGGAGTAACACTCTGCTTATTCACACTATTCGCAGTATCCATAAGTTATTTACCTTCATATGCACCCTATGGATAACACCTACCTATCTGATGAGTATCTCAACTCTGGCATAGATTTCCATTTATTCCTTATCAATGCTATTGGCGGAGGTGTAGTTCAAAGTTCCAATAGAAAATCAAAAGAGCTGTTGTATGATTAAGTTTAAAGTTTAGATTACAAATGTAATGATAAAAATTGAAAGTTCCAAATAAATTGTAAAAAAAGTTTAGAGTTCAGAGTTTATATGGACATTTACATTAAATATAAGAAAGATTTTTGAAAAAGCAAAATGCTTAAAAAAATATTTGGAAAATGTAAAACTTTTTCGTACATTTATGTTAAGTAAGGAGAAGGACTTAATTAATACTGATATTTACTACACTTTTTGCATCAGTGTCCTTCAACTTTCATATAAATAGCCCCCCTGCGGTTGGTGCCATCTCCGAGGGGGGCTTTCTTATGCCCAAAATACCCCATTTTCATAACTCATTGATAATCAACACGTTATAAATTAAGCAAAAAGTTGCTGCGTAACTCATTGATAATCAACACGTTATAAAAAACTTGCTCAATTTTGAAAAAAACTTGCTAAAATATTTGGCTACTTGCTAACTTTTTCGTATATTTGTTCTGTTAGGTTGATAGAGTATCAGTTCCTAACACATAAACTTTAAACTTTAACAAACCTCCGGAATGGGAGAAAATCCAAACAAAAACAGTTATGAGTACTTTATTACTTAACAAAAACGGAAACGAAGTCGTTAATCAAAAAGACATTGTGTTTCCATTATCAGTTCTTTTTTCTTCAAAAGAAGAAATGGAAAGTAATCAATCTTTAGTAGATGATATCCTTATTACTACATTTACTCACGTGTTACATTCTAAAATTAATAATCCTTCTTTATTAGAAGATTTAAAAGTAGGAGATTCGCTTTTCAATATCTTAATTGATAAGTGTGATGAATACTTTTCACTAAATTATTCAGAGAATTGGGCTGATATCACATACCCAATTATTTTACAAACATTAATAGATAAAGAAGAATATGAAGAGTGTTCAGCTTTACAAAAATTGTATGACCAATATAAATCTATTAAATAATAATTAACTTTAAAATCAAAACAAAATGGTACAAAACATCCCAACAACAACAGAATCTTTAATGATGTATCTCGCAGATAGTATCATTGATACACGTGGTAACATTGCCAGAATCAACAACACCCTCAACCGTTTACAAAACGATTTACATTCAGCTCAAAGTAAAGAAGCCAGAATGGGGTGGTATGAACTTATAGATGATAATAGATTAGAATTAGAGAACTATGAGTTCCGATTAGATTGGTTACGAAGTCGATTAGATGAATTACACAATTTAGTATAAACCTTAAACTTTAAAACAATGGTACAAAAACACACATCACAATTAATTGAGCAATTCAGATTTAATTTAAGAAAACGATTAGATACACTTTGGGAGTTAGAAGATATTCTAGCAGATAAGGAAGAAAATGATGATGTAATCACATTCAAACATATAGTCAAAGATGAAATACAAAGGATTCTCAATATTTGCAAACTAATAGAAAAAGGTAAGATATAAAAAAGAAAGGGTAGCTGTTATGGCTACCCTTCTTTATTTTCGGTTTGGCTATTCTCTGATTAACGGCCTTGTCCTCTATACTTTTTTGGTCTTTGGTCCTTTGGACCGTAGGATTTTCTGGCCTTACCAGTTACCTTTTTACCAAACGATATCTTTTGTATGCTACTAGAGCCCTTTCCCTTTGCCATCTGTTAGATATTGTACTTGTGTTTGTAATTTAGCTACCTCTGCTGTAAGGTGTAATATAGTTGCACGCATTTCATCTTTCTCTTTACTACTCTGCTCTAATAGAGCTTCTAACTTCATTATACGAGTTTGACAATCGTGTCTGATGAATCTCTCATCATCCTCTCTATTTTGTGCACGCTTCTCATAGTATCTCCATGCAGCTGCACCACCTAAAGTTGTGATTGCAGTTATTAATACTGAATACAAATTTTCCATTTGGTAATTACAATTTTTTTCCTTATCTTTAACAAATAAAAAACCAAAAGTTAGTTATGTTTTACATTTATCACATACCAGGAGTTAAAATAGGTTGCTCTACACAACCAAAAACGAGAGTAAAGAGACAAGGATACGATTATTATGAATTATTAGAAACTCATAATGATATCAATATTGCTTCTCAAAGAGAATTAGAATTACAAAAAGAATATGGATATAAAATAGATTCAACTCCATATAAACAAAGTTATGAGTGGGTAACAAAAGGTAACCCATCAATTGAACCAATGTTAGATGGTTATAGAAAATGGGTAAAAGAGAACCCAGAAAAAGTAAAAGAAAATGCTAGAAATGGTGGATTAAAGCAAGGTCCAATTCAAGGTAAAAAAAATGTTGAAAGTGGTCACATATCAGCATTAGGTAAAAAAAATTCAGAATTTAATAATCGCATTAGAACATGTCCTCATTGTAATATTGTAACTAGAGGTGTTGGTTATGAAAGATGGCATGGTGATAAATGCCGAAATAAATCTAATCCTTAAAATCAGGATGGTCTTCTTCCGGAATACAGTTTGGCACAGAAACTCCACCCATATCCTTCATACCCAATTGGCGGTATCCACTTTGGCACGGGTCTTCACCTTCTTCAGCTAATAAATTAATACCTTTGAATTTAGTATCATAAGCTACTCTAGCCATTACTTTAGCTGATGTATCTTTTATCTTACTCATATTTTCTTTTTCCCAATATGAGTAGCAAATAGCAGCTGAAACATCTTGTTCTTTACCTGATGCTATTTCTTCTCCTATACAACGGCTGATGAACTCTTGTTCAGTTTCGCCTGCTCTTACATTTACTGGCATTAGTTATCTACTTTATATGTTTTATTATTAAAACGAACTTTATATACTGTATTAAAGTCCAATGTTCTCCAATCTCCATCTAATCCAACAACAGGAACATTATACATGTCCATTGCTGCTTTTGTATCAGAACCGCCGGCAATACCATCACCAATCGGTCCATCTATCCAATACATATCATAATATCTTTTTCTACCTGTTTCAGTTATCCAACCTACTCTAACAGGGTTAGAAGGGGTTGCCTGATTCTTTAGGATATCTTCAAATTCAGAGAAACTAATTTCAGCTGATATAAAGTGTTGTAATTTGCTATGTACGGAATTACTTGTCATCTTTTTTCTTTCTTTGTGTTGATGATTGACCTGGATAGCTTGATGATATAGATGGTTGTGCTTCTAATTCCTCTATATGATATAAGGGTTTACTATCTGCTGTATGTTCTATACCTGTCATTAATCTACCATCAGGTCCTTTATGTGTAGGTCCTTCGTATAGTTTACCATCTTTTGTATAATGTGGTACACCTTCTTTTCCTTCTACTAACTCACCTAATTCTCTTAATTTATTTCTGCTCCATGCTAAACCTGCTTTTCCTCCCCAGAGTAAAAAACTGATTGTCCCGCATGCATTCATATCAGTTTCATCGTAGTATGCTTCTGCTCTACTTAAATAAGAATACATTCTCTTTATTGTTTCCAGGCTAATTGCTTCGCCTGCTTCTAATTGTGCGCTTCTAACTTTTCCAACCTGCGTAGCGCATTTATTACCATTTTTCTCATTTAACTCTCTACCTCTCTTTGCATTTCCACGAACTCCTGAGCCATAGTCTTGGAATGATTCCATCTCTATTCTCTGCTTCGCTTTATACCTCTTATCCTTCTTTATAAGCGCTTTAATTTGTCCGAGTAATACTTCTGCTTCAATTTCAGTTAACTCCTCTATATCCTTCTCTAAAGCAAGTTTAACATCACTCTTCTGGTGCTCAAAAAGTCCCTCTATCGAGAAACCGTTAAATTCGCCAGATTTTACTCTCTCCCATACTTTAGGATTATCTTCTGCAGAATATACTGCAAACCAACTTCCTTTAGGTAAAGTAAAACCATATAGATTTGATTTATCTTTTGTAGGATGTTCTACTATCCAGCTCTCCACCATATGAACGCCTGATGTTTTATTACCATGCTCTAAAGTTACTTCAGAAAGTAATTTATTCTTCATAAACTTTCTTGCAACCTTTTCAATTGTTTGTGGAGTAAAGAAAACATGGTATGGAGAACCATCCTCTTTTAATCTTAATATCTTTTTATTAGGAATAAGCATTGGGCCTGCAATTAACATTTTTTCTTCATTAACTGCTGCAAATGTATATTCCTGATTGAAGTAAACGAAATCACGCTCAATAGCGCCTGCGGCTACTAATGAGTTTGCAAACACACCATCCTCTTCGTCAACTAAAACAAGCTCAAAAAGCTCTTCTATATTTTCGTTCTTTATCATAATCTATTTAACAATTTAATTTAGGTTTATCCACCACTTAGCGTAGCAGCAACATTTGTACGGCGGTCTAAAGCCTGTTGTGAACTAACTTGTTGTGATACAACATAGGTTTGAATAGGCCTTTGTTGAGACATTGCTATACTTTGTGCGATTTGTGATGATGGATTTGCTCCTGTTGTTGTTTGTATTTGAGGTGTTGCCATTGCTGCAGGTGCTCCACCATACGATGGAGGTGGTGCAGATGGAGATGCAGCTGCGCCTGATGATGATGGATTATCAGTATTAGTAGAATTAATTTGTTGTATTGATTTAACTGCTGATGCAACAGTTGATGCAATACTTAAACCTGCTGATATCGTGTTTATTGCGACCCATGGCATACCACCTGTTAATGGAGATGCCGCTACTGATTTAGCATTTGCTATTGCAGTATTTGCAATAATCTGCCCAATTGCTGCTGCCTGTTGTATAATTACACCAGCGATTGCTATACCTTTTGATTTACCTGCAACTTGTTGTAATAGAGAACCGAATTGTGAGAACAATCCTAAATAAGCCATATTGATTTCGTGCTTAGCTGCTGCTGCCGCTTTTTCGGTTGCTATTTCACCATCGGTAATTTTACGTCTTTCATCTGCAAATTTCTTACGGATTTCAGTACGCTGAAATTCTGTTAATTCAGTATTTTCTAATTCTATTCTTTCTTGCTCTGCAAGTATTTCTCTTTGTTGTTTGAATCTCTCTAAATCCTGCTCAAAATCAAAATCAACCAATTGATTTTGTCTATCTAAATCTTCTAAACGAGTTTCTAAACCTACAAGTAAGATACCTCTTTCTTCTTCTTGTCTTTTAAGAAGTTCTTCTTTCTTCTTATCATCAATTTCTTTTTGTTTATCGGCATCTTCTTTTGCAAACTTATCTTTCATTGAAGTAAGTTCAGCCTGTCTACCTGCTTCTAATAATGCAGTATCTTGATTGTATTTTGTAGCAGTTGCAACTAATGCTGAATACTTTTGGTTTATTTCATATTCAGTTCTTTCTCTTTCGGTTAAAGTTGCTTTAAATGCATCTTCTTCACCTTTACGAATCTCACCTAATTCACTCTCTCTTAATCTTCTTTGTTCTTCAATCTCTTTTTCTTTTTGCTCTCTTTTCTTATCAGCAGCTTGTTGATTCTTATCAGCTATTTCTTTATTTTTAGCTGCTTCTTCTTTAATCTCTTCTGCTCTAGCATTATAACCAGTTTCTTGATAAGTAGCATAAGCATCTTTTGTAGCCTGTTGTCTCTTGTCTAAATTATCTGATACTTTCTTAAATGCTTCTGCATCTAACTTACCTAAACTTTCATTATACAATTTTACAGCCTCTTGCTCTGCAGCAAATGCAGCTTGATAATCTGCGTATGATTGGTCAATATTATATTTACGGATTTCGGCTTCAGATTTACCTTGCGCTTTCATTTGAGCAATGGTAACCTTTCTTCTATTCTCTGCTGATTTTTGGTTTAAATCTAATAAAGCCTGTTGTGATTCTAATGCGGCATTTGTTTTATCAATTGCTCTTTGTAATTCTTTTTCACCTGTTGCAGTTTTATATAACTCCGTAGCCATTTCAGATAAAGCACTTACTGCTAAACCGATAGCAACAACGATAGCACCAACACCAGTAGCGGTTAATGCTGCTGCGAATGCTCTAGCACCAACTGCAGCCTGTCCTTCTGCTATACCAACTGCTGTAAATGATTTGGCTAAAAATCCATTTATAACTGAATATACTTTGGTTACACCCGTAAGTTCACCAATACCTTTAGCAATATCAGTAATATCATTACCCAATTCAACGAATGAGGCTTGGATATTATTTAATTTAAGACCTGAAAATTGTTTTAATGTTGCAATTGTACCACCAACTTGTCCGCCGATAGCACCAATTGGACCAGGTAATTTACCTAATACATCAGCAAAGTTACCAGCACCTGCTCTAGCTCCTGCTAAAGAGTCCTGAATATCATCAATCTGTCTTTGTAAGTTGATGAACTCCTGCGAACCAGCGGCAGTTTCTTTTAGCTGCTTTTTTAATTCTCTAAGCTGCGCTAACGATGGTTCAATATTGGTTTGTATATCAACCTCTACATCAATTTTTTCTGCCATAGCTATGTTTTATTTTATCCCAAATACTTTTCCAAGTTACTACTTCTTTATTAGATTTTCTATGTCTTTTAATTTTAGTAAAAGCATCCTTCCAACTATTTGGTAGTTCGTTTTTTCCTTTGGCTATATCTATTGTTTCAGATACGCCATAATAATCGCTTAGGGACAGTAGTTCAATTACATTCTTTATCATATAGATTTAACAATTCGAATGTAATAAATAATTGATACTATGGTAATTTATTAAAACAAGTGGATGTAATCCGAATGATTTCCCCAATATGGGTGTTCAGTAAATAAATTATCTTTTTTGTAGATAGAATAGTGTGATGTAAAGTGTGAGCCGTGATTGATATGAATATTAGGATGTTCTGCATTCCACTCATTCATTTTTAATTGTGGTTCTAATAATCCACTATTAGTTACCAATGCATTTGGTAGAAGCGATTCAAAATGCTTTATAGCATCATCAAACAACATTGTTAATTGTGATGTAGGTTTATCGTTTTGTCCACGTGGCTGAAATCCATCTTTATTCATTCCTATATAATTCATATTAGCAAGAATACCCTCATCAAAATCAGGGTAATCAAAATATCCTTCAGCATAAACTAAATCATGCTCTAAAAAACTTACATATTTGTAATCACCACTTTGTCTTGCTGTATATAGTAATTGTAGTACTTGCAGTATTTGATTCAAATGTGATGATGTTTGTGTCCAAGCAATACACTCATAAAATGGATTGTGTGGTTCGTGTTTCCACATACACGTTAATATATCTGCTTTACCTTCTGCTGCTTTACGAATACTTTCTAACGATGCTCTAATAGCAGGATAGATTCTTTCGTTTATATTGTTTGAATAGAATATACCTAAACGATTTGTTTTAGGTTTAGGTATTGTAAGTAAAGAACCTTCTCTAACTTCTTCAGTTACTAATTCACCATCTATTTCTGCTTCAATTTTTAAATACTTAACAGTACCAACTTGCGGGTCTCCGCATATGTTATTATCGGCTCTAACTAATAAACGGCCGTTTACTACTTTATCACGTATTTGTTGTGTGCAATCTCTATCACCATATACTGCTGATTTTATCTCCATAGATGCCATACGCCTACTCTGTTTATATCTTCGTTACCTAACTGATAAAGTTGATGATTAGTAAATCCCCATTCAACCATCTTTTGTTCACATAAGATACGAGTAGGGTCATTATGATATTCAATTGCTATTTCATCTACAAATTCAATCATTTCTTTTGTAACATTTTGAAAGTGTATTTCAGCACCTTCAATATCACATTTGATAACCTGTGGTTTATAATGTTCTAATAAATCTTCTATTTGCTTATCAGCATTAACACATAATTGAAATGTATAATATATACCTTTGTTTCCATACAATTGATGATACTTCTCAATATCATGTGCAGCGCAATCAAATCCAATTAATTTACTTGCACCTTTAGAAACAAAATATTCAGATGATGATAACCATCCTTCATTCCATGTACTATCCCAAAATGAACAGCCCATGTCCATTACAATTTTGTTTTCACAATTTAGAAATCTCCAATGGATTTCAGGGTTTTCTGATGTTATTTTTTCTATTTGCATAATTCGTAGTATCCTCCTATATCAAATTTTACTTTTGTATTAATCGCTTCACCTTCTTGCACACTCCACTTACTAAATGGAACAATTCTAAAATCCACAGAAACCCTACTCCTGTTCGTTTGGTTGAGTTTATTTCCGTGAGTTAACCGAACACCTTCCCACATAATAAACTCTCCGTATTGAGCTTCTAATGGGGTATAATCACCCTTATCTTCTTCACTCTCTGCCCAAATAGTATTGGTATCAAAAGCATCAGTAAAAGGTAAAAAGAAATTAATCTCTGCTTGGTTATGATTATATTGTTTATCCTTATGCCATTCACCAACACCTACATTGTTTGGTGCTTGTATTCTGAATGTTGGTATTTTTTGATACACAATTGGTTCGCCGAATAGTGGCATTACCTGTTCTTTAACAAAATCATCGTATATTGGTTTCATATACTGAAAATTATCATAGTATTTTCTATGCACTTCAGTTTTTTGGTCATTTTCTCTTTTAAGTAAGTCAAATTGATATTGTTTATGCAACATATTTAACTCCTTTGTACCATAAATCAACCCTAATACTTCCAAAAATGGATAAGTTTGGGTATTATAATCTAATTTTATCATAACAATTTACTTTTTTGTGCTGTTTTTTGAATCCATTCCCAATATTTTTTACTTGCAGTTTCATTTTTTATATCTAATTCAACATTATATGGTAAAGAGTTCATATATTCAGCTTTATAAAAAAATCCATCTTTTGAAGATGTTACGCCTGCATTGTGCATTATATTCATTCTATTGAAATCTAATTCACCTGATGTACCCCAACTGAAATCAAATTCAGGTAAACAATTTGTTTTCCATTCTCTTCTCCATGCTCCCCATAATACTGCCCACATATCAGCGCACCATATTTGTAATTCGTGGTAAGTAGGATTATCTTTTTTGATTTCGTTGTTTAAATCAGTTACCTGTTTAAATAATTGTTCACAATCTCTTTCAACTCTATCCCAAAATTCATAATCAACATTTTTCATCAAATATTGCGCACCAATAGCGTTCATTTCGTTGTCTTTAATCAACGATTCTGGCAAATCGGTAATCTCACACATTTTATCAATTATCTGCTGACCTTTGCCAACTATGTAAGAATGCGCTATATACCAACGGGTGTCTGAACCATACCAATCATCATCTATGATAATTTGTTTGTTTATCCACTCATTTATTGGTTTAGAAAATATGATATCTGAATCGTGATAGAATATAGCATCATCTTTTAGATAAGGATGTGCTGCCCAATGTTGTTTAAGAATGTTAGGTCTGATTGATGAAATGTAATGTTTAGTTTCTCTCGTATCATCATAGAAAAAGAAACGTGCTGGATACCCGTTAGCCAATTTAGACCATTCTTCGGGTATCACTCCATTTTGCTTCCAACATACTATATCAATGAAATTTGGGTTAACACCCATCTCCATAAAGTTGTTTAACATTACTTCTACTTGCCACGCATAGTAGAGTGTTGCAGGCTGTGCGCAAATAAATCTTAATTGCTTATCCGCATAAATTTGTATGCCATTCATATATCATTCGTTTATTATTTAACAACAACAAACGATTTTGTTTATAAACAACCACCATCACATTGAACTTGCAAGTCCATATATAAGTTAGTTCCAACATCACCTGATACAACTGTATATCCAGGAGAAACATACGATGGTATTGAACCATTGTTTTGACAAGCTGCGTCTGTTATTTCACCTGTTACAACAATATTCGTATAAGTGCTTCCACCACCAGTACATTGGTCAGCATTACATCCAACACTAATCACATCACCAACATAGACAGTATAGGTTCCAGATGCCGTATTATTTCTTGTTTCAACAGATACAGAATTTATATATAAATCGTATATACCTTGCCCACCAGCAACTTCACTAAAACTCCAATATAAAGTAGCAGATGCACCAGTAGTTGTTGTAGTAGTCGGTGGTACAGTCGTAGTGGTAGTAGTTGGTGGTACAGTGGTTGTTGTAACACAATTACACGAAGTTCCACCATATGTTACGAATGAAATAGTTGCACCTACACCAAATAGTGAGCCGTTTTGTAAACAATCATTAATAACTTGTGGTCCTATACCAAATGTTAAGTAAATAGTATTTCCACAGCAATCTACATATCTTACATCACCTGCTGAATCAACTTCAAAACTTACTGATGTTACACAAGCAGATGTTGTAGTGGTTGTAGTTGGTGCTAGTGTTGTAGTTGTAGTAGTCGGCGCTGCGGTTGTAGTGGTAGTAGTCGGTGCTGCAGTTGTGGTTGTTGTAGTTACACCACATGCAGTATTACAATTTATAGAATTACCAACAGTTGTCATTATAATTGCAGGTGAACAAGGACTAAATAATTGTGTAAAGTTTTTATATACAAAACCAGTTATTGATTGTGGTTTATAATATCTGTTTGATGTTACAATTGAACTACCTGCAGGGAATGCAACACATACGGCACTTTGTACAAAAGTACAAGGGTCACAACTATATTCATCTGCCTCATAATAATCATATGGTGATGCAGTAGTTGTAGTAGTTGTAGGTACTTGTGTAGTTGTTGTTGTAGTTGGAGCTTGTGTAGTTGTTGTTGTACTTGTAGTAGTACTTGGACAAGTTCCACAAGTTAAACTCCATTGAGCGGTATCAGATGTTGGGTTTTCCGGGTCCGCTGGTCCATACTCAACCATTACATATCTTCCGCTTGTTGATGCGAAATCATATGTGAAGTTTCCGCTTGGTGAAACATTCAATGATACTCCCCACGGACCTGGCCACGTTGCGTATCCAACCCAACCTGATGTTGCTATTAAACCAGTTGAATCGTAAAGATTGAATCTATTAGGTCTATCAATTGCATCATAAGTAAATGTACCACACTCATTTGAAGTAGAACATACAACCTGTGTTGGGTACTGACCATATGCAGTATCAGATGTATTAAATGTTATCGTTCCATCACCACAAGAATAACAAGCTTCTGTTGTAGTAGTTGTAGTAGTTGCAGCTGTTGTAGTAGTTGTAGTAGGTGCAGCTGTTGTAGTAGTCGTAGTAGTAGTTGTACTTGTAGTGCTTGTTGTAGATGTTGTAGTTGTGGTAGTTGTTACACAATCACAATCACTATTTTTAGTTACACTAAACCAAGTATTATTTGGAACTATTATACTTCCACTAACTAAACAAGATGTTAAACTTTTTGGATTAAAATAACTTAATAATTCAGCTTGAGGTTCACCAGTTTCACAATTTAGATAATATACAAATGCAGTATTAACTCCGTTAATTTGTACAGTATCATTATCACAATTACATATATTGAACGAGCCTGTTCCGCATGGTACACCTAAATTTGGTATAGTGCTACAATTTCCTTGCGGTGCTACACTACAATTTATAGTTTCTATAATTTCTCTTGCGCAAATATATCTTATTACTCCTGATGAGAAAACATGTACTCTTTGAACACCATAGCAATCTATGTAAGTAAGAGTAGCTGGATTTGCATTTCTTACTACTGAATAATTTATACATGTCGGACATAATGTTGTAGTTGTACTTGTAGTTGCTATTATATCAACAACACTATTTCCATTACATTCAGCACCACCATTTACAACTTTTAAACAAGCAGCATTATCGGGAACAGTGACTACTACCGATGAGCCAACTGATGGCAAATAAACATTATTACCATCTATACAAATGGTATAGTTTACACAATCCGTAGAATAGTAGACATCAAATAAAGGACCAGCATCTGCTCCTTTACCTGTTAATGTTATTTGTTTATTTATGTTTGGCATAATATTATATTATATACTTCCCGAATATCTTGTTTTGTCTGCGTACCAGTTTTGTGATATTTCAGCATCACTTAATGCTCTATTATATGCTCTACAAATACCAACTTTTCCACTCCAGTTTCCAGCGGGTAAATCATTACCAGGCATCATTAAACTTGCAGTTGAATATAATGATGGAGAAGATGTTTCAAATTTAGTAAATCTACCAGCTTTAACACCATCAACATAGCTATATATATTTCCATCTGAATCATCCCACTTAACAACAAATTGATGCCAACTTCCTGTTGGTGTTAAAGCAGTTTGCAATCCATCTTGATAAGTTGTTCCGAATCCAGGATTATTAAAACCTGTAACTAAAGCTGATGAGCTATATGGTGCAGTTAATTGGTCTGTATATGTAGCTATTGCATATTCAACAGGAGAAATTGTACCATTTGAGCCAACTATAAAGTTATCAAAATCAGGTGAAGGGCTTCCATAAAAAGGTCTATTAAACCAAATTTCAAATGTAGTTGCTCTAGAACTACTTACTACATTACTAAATAATCTATTAGTTAAAATAGCAGAACCCGTGAAATCCATATACGATGAACTACTATTTGATACAAAGTTTGTACTACCAGAAATTATACTACCTGTAACTAATGAAATTAAATCAGTAATAGATGAGCCACTTCCAGGATATGATTGTGTTTTACCGAAATCGTAATATAATTGTAATGATTGCGTAACAGCAGTAGTATTAAAATTCCATATTACTTTTATTGAAGAATACAAATCAGTATTAACCAAATTACTTACACCAATTTGATTAGAAGTTTGGCTTCCAGATGCAATCGCAAATAATAAAGTTGAATCGCCATAATACGATGCAGTCCAACTAAAATTATATGTATTATCAAATTTCACATCAGTTGCAATAGTTTGAGTTCCAGTTACATATGTGGAGCCAGTAAATAAATTATTACCTGTACCTACTGGCGATTTATTAATCACATATAATGAAGATGGAGGAGATGTTAAATCACCCATACTACCTGTTATCACATTTAAACTACTACTTAATTCCAAAATATATGTTTTATTAGGTGGATTAATAGTAGTAGTTGTTGTAGTAGGTGCTACAGTTGTTGTACTAGTCGTTGTAGTTGCTGCGGTAGTCGTAGTAGTTGTACCAGCAGCAGTAGTTGTTGTTGTAGTAGGAGCAGCAGTAGTAGTTGTACTAGTAGTACTCGTAGTACTTGTAGTAGTTGTACTAGTGGTGCTCGTTGTTGTTGTAGTTGGCGCAGCTGTTGTTGTTGTGCTCGTAGTACTTGTTGTAGATGTTGTAGTAGTAGTAGGAGCAAGTGTTGTAGTAGTAGTTGGACCTGCAGTTGTAGTAGTAGTAGGGCCAGCTGTTGTAGTTGTTGTTGTTACAGTTTGTGAATCAAAATCAAACAAACAAGTTATTGTTTTATTAGCTGATGCAATTACATCTTCTAATATTGGACCTAATAATTGAATCTTACACTCACCATTAGATAAGTTGTAATCATTGATTGCACGAAGGTGATAGTAATTTCCTCTCCACTCAACAATATCATTAAGTTCCATTTTAAAATAATCAGCAAGAGGAATAATACCTTCGCAGTTTATTAAACGAGTTTTTGGATTATAAAGTAAAGATACATATGTTTCCCAATAATTTGTATAAAGAGAACCTGTTGGAGTTGTACCATATACTGCTGGTTCATTGAAGAAAAGAAGTGAACGAGAGCCCGATGTAGGGTCTTGTCCTTCATAGTTATCAAAATAAGGAAATGAAGTTACTTCTGTAGATACAACACTACCTGTATTACCGTTTGAATATCCTTGAATATAATATGTTTCACATGCTTTTAATCCATTATAGAAATAAATGTGCGGCAGGACTCTAGCAGGTGCGTAATTCACACTACTAATAAATGTCGGTATGTATATCTTATTCTTCGCCATTATTCACTTGCTATTGATTCAGCATTAAATACCAAGACTGTGCTTGAAATATCTGCAGTTGTTATTGTATAATAAAATGTTTTAGTATATGCTAAACCTGAATCCAAATTGGTTACTCCACTATCGGTTGTTTTAGTGAAAGAATAAGCCACTTGAGATGAATAAGGCCCTAAAGCAGTAAATATTAATGTATCACCGGCAGCAACAGGGTATTGTAAGGTTAAACAACTTGGTGGTGAACAATCAGTTACAAGTCCTTCACCCTGTATTGCACTTGCTTGCGCAGATACAACATATGTAGTAAAGTGTCTAATAGAAGCAACTGCATCAATTCTTCTTTGGTCAATTGCAGTAGCTTGAGCTTGTGCACCAAATTCTGCATTTCTAGAAGCAAAACTACCTGAAAGACCTGTTCCTTCAAGATATATTAATGGAGAAGAAGCAAATGTAGTTTTAACATTAAACTCTCCCTGTGAGAAGAAGTTTTCAGTATCTACATAATATGTTTTACCATATTCTCTATTGTTTGCTTTTTGGAATTGTTGTGAAATATAATCACCATCCAATGTATCTCCAAAATTTAGTTTATTAACCGCTAAGTTGTTAGCTGGAATTACTTCAATCTTTTTATCAAGGTTAATGTATCTGTTAAAATCTTTTACTTGTCCTTCTTTGTACCATTTATTAAATTCCTCTACGATAAACTCTCTAGGTTTAGTTTTATTTGGATATATTACTAAATTAAACTTCTTTTGTATGCCCGTTATAAAATCAACTTGCTTAATACCTGTTGTTCCATATGGCATATTTGATGGTATATCTAAAACAAGGTTATCTCCACCTTGATTTACCTTTTTAATTTCTAAATAAGTATTAGAGACAGTATTGCCAGGGTTTAAAATAACTTGGAAGTTAGAACCCCCATAGTTATCATAATCTAAATAAAATTTATATTGACCAGCTGGTAAAAGCGATGTATTAAACTCCGTTACCAATTGGAATTTTTCAGTTTTAGTTTGTGTTGCGTTATATGTTTGTATTGTTCGCATATAACTATTAAAGTTTACTAATGCAGTTGTAGATACCAATGCTGCAGTAGTAGCATCTTTAACATGTAAATACCAAACAGGAACACCATTACCTGCGCCTGTTGATTTAACTTCAAAGTTTAATGCTAATTCACCTCTTAATCTCGATGGAAATGCTAGAGTATATGTGCCAGCAGAATCTATATTATTTTGTGGATTATACTGAACATTATACCAAGGGAATTGTAAATCAACTGCAGCAGACATTGTGAAATCAGTTTGTCCACTACCACTAATTGGTGCTATTCTAAACAAGCCATATGTTTCTAAATCATATTGGTCATATACAGGGTATCTCAATTGGTTATTACATAACATATACACATTATCTAACCATTGTTGATTCCAAAAATCGCCTGTATATGTGTATCCATATGTTTCAAAGATTGCATCCCATACTTCTTTTATTCGGATAGCAGGTTTGAAATCTTGCACACAAAGAGCACCTTCATTTGAATCTATACCAAAGAAAGATTCTTCAGGTGTAAATTGTATCTTCTGTCCATATTCTGCTAAAGGATAAACAATACTTCCACTAAAAAGATTACCACCCCAACTTGCTGATATATTAGCATAAGATGATGTGTGATTGAATTGTGCAAGTGATGCAGTTAAATCAGTAAGATAAAATCTATTAATATCTCTTGCAAATGAAGATAAACCACCAAAGATAGTTACTTCATATGAATCAATAAATTTATTTGCTATTACATTTACTTTATTAAGTTGTAAATAGCCTTGAGATAAATAAATACCATCAAAGTCCAAATAGCATGGTACTTTAGAATTGGTAGCAAATAGAAAAGGATTCTGAATTGATATATCATACACATGCTCAAAGAATGCGTTATTCTTCTTTGTGCCAGGTACTGTAATCTGACGTGTGAAATCAGAAGGTAATACACCTAAATCAAATAGACCTGTTACATTATCTGATATTAGTATTTCTTCATCATCAAACAAGTCCAATTGAGTTCCATTGGCAACTAACTTAAACGCAAATCCTTGTGTACTTATTATCCCCATTAGATTATCAATTTATATGCTTGACCCCAATTGAAATCAAATGAATATTGTATTACTTTATCTACAACACCAGTTTTAAATGTAATTGAAGATGTGTTTATAGTAATAGGTCTTAACTTAACAGGGTTAGTGCTTTCATCGTATATCCAATATACTTCATCAGCTACTAACAATTGTTTGAATATTTCGTTGTATGCTTCATCAACCCAATCGGTTTGAACTGATATTGCTTGTTTGGAGTCGGCTATATAATTGAGAACCGAACTATCGTAATTATTGTAACTCAAAGTAGATGCTCCCCAAGTACCTAATTGTGGCTGGTAAGTTCTTCTTTCAGTATTGAATGATTGTCTATTAACCATATTAAAGTTAAACCAATCAAATTGTCCGTATCTATTTTTCCATTTAATACGGATATTAGGATACTTTTGATTACAAACTATATCGTAAGTCATTGGACTACCAATAGCCAATCCGCCTGCTGCATATGGTTGTACAGTAAAATATGTTAAACCTGATGTAGATAATGGGAATCCACTTTGTTGTGGTCCTATTGGGTATTGTTTAATCTGACCAGTTGTTGCAGAAGTTGCACTTAACGAAAAATCAGCCGTACCTAAATTTGATGTATATGTAATTTTAACTGGTATATCACCACCTCCAGTAGTGCCTACATAAACACCTGCAGTACCTTTGTTTTCAGCTAATACTGATTGTGATGCTGGTCCATCAGTCATTAATGGCCAAAATTCAGTTTTTGAGAATATAGCTTGTCCTATTGGTTCTTGAAACAAACCATAACCATCTAATGCTTTATATGTAGATGATTTAACATGCGAACCGGTTGTATATGTACTTCCTGAAAGATATTGCCAATAGAAATCACAAGCAAAGTATTCAACGCTTGATGTGTTTGCTTGTGCTAAATCAGTTAAGGTAGAATTGATGATTCTATTTAAATCAAAAATACCATTCAGTGCAAGATTAGGATACTTTGTTAAAGTATAATCTGCAACCGAACCCGAATCAGTAAGTGAACCAGTCCAATAATATAATTCTGCAACATACTGAAATCCTTCACTAGCAACTATCGCAGTATTACTTTCATTTAATGAAAATATTATTGGTGATTGCGCCAATGATACAGTAGCTGGTGTTTGTACAATAGATAAAGCCATTAGATTTAAATCTTTACTATTTAACCATCTAAAATCGTTTTGTAATTGATGATTATGTTTTAGCTCTAACTGCTTCTCTTATTTCTTCAGCAATTGCTTTACCAACTGCTTTTGTATATGATTTTATAGCGTTTTTGACAGCACTATCTTTATATGCTTTTTCAGCGTAATCAAAGTGTTGTGGATATCTTCTTTTAAGTTTTGCAGTCCTACCATTACCGCTTCCGTATGGTTTATTCCAATACTTACCATAAGTAGCTCCAGGAGGTGCAAAATAAAATGTAATAGTCGCATCACCATTTGTATCAAATTTAACCATTCTATCAGGCGTATTGTACTGACGTATGGTATTACGAAGATTGCCCGTATCTCGTGGTGCAAGTTTAGAACCTACATTACGAATTGTTTTAGCAACATTCTTTAATGGTTGTTTTATTTGGGATATGTTTTTAATAGCCATTAGCAAACAGGATTAGGATACGAGCCCGATGGTAATAAGTTAAATAAGCAACGAGGTCTATCGTTGTGTGTTACCAATGTGAATGTAGCTACATGTCCTGCTAATCCGTTATTAAATCTTTCTATAAATGGCTCACATACAATATCACCTTCAATATCAAATGCTGAAACTGAATATGCTGTGTAAGAAGTTAAATCATTTATAATTGCCAATGAGTTTGCAAGAATATCTACATAATCATTAACACCATAAAAATCTATGGTTTGCTTATTGTATGTGGTTTCCGTAACATTTGCCGGTCTACCACTTTCGTTATCTTTATTTTTAATTTTGTCAGCAATTACTAATTGTATCTCATGTCTAGTCGTGCTATCCGTAATTGTAGTAGATAGAATGTTTACATTTCCTAATGGATACATAGGAAACTCTCTATCATCTACTTCTTGAATATCACCCGTAGTTACTTTAGTAATCTGCGGATGGTTAGTCATTATTGTTTCAAAATAATCTAACGCATTATAGTAGAGTGTATAGTTTACTCCTTGGTTGTATCTTAAATAATTTGACATATTCTAAATTTAAAGTTGGACCCCAGAAAAGTACTGATTGGTTTGGTCTGGATAAATCTGTGTTTGATTTCCAACACTTTCCAAATATTGTGGAAGGTCTTGCGAATATGAAATACAGAAGTTTTGTAATCTCAACGCCCAATAGTCAGCATTCGTTTGTGCTTGTTGTTTAAGGTAATCTATCTCCGCTTTAGTTGGAGCGACGCCTTGCTCACTCTGTTGCTTCACAGCACCATTTGATTTGAACTGAATAGAACTGAATGGAATATATTCTACGCAAGTGTACCATACAAGTGATGGTTTTACATAATCTTCCATTAATTCGTAATATCTGCCAGTAAATGGATTACCTGCTTCAATTTCTGCTGCAAGATAATCGTAAAGAACTGTACCTAAAAGGTTTTTCAAATACTTTATTTGTGCAGTATAAATAAACGGAAGTAATGCATCTGCATCCAATGAACCCTGTAAAGGTGTTGTCTTTATAATATCGTTACGAGATATAAATAGCGCTATTGCCATGTCTTAATAATTTTAATTTTCAGTTGTATATTCTCTTGAGAAGAAAGCTGGTTTAACAAACTTTTCAATTGGTTGGTCGGGCTTTATCTCTTGCACATCGGTTGTTGTTTCATCTTTAGTAGTTGCAGGATTCTCCATAGCATCATTTGTATCTTCTTCAACTTCTGCTACAGTCTGACCTGTTTGTTCTGCTTGCTCTGAAAGGATAGCCAATGGAGTTAATTGCTCAAAGTATAATTCTATTTCACTACCATATCCACCTTCTCTTAAAATATAATCTAATGAATTAAGAATTAGATTTTGGAAAGGTGCAATTGTCATTGTTTGTAAGATACTAAATGCAGTTTTCATTTCTTCTGATTGAGAAGAGAATCCGTTTGATTGAGTTCTGATACCAAATAATAATGGTGATGTAATTCTATGTGCTACGAGTATTCTATCTTGTGCGTATTCTGCTACATATCTAAACTTCTCATGCAGATTATCAATATTTACTACATCAATTGTTGGTTTAGTAGCAGGGTCATCGTTAAATGATAACATAAACTTACCGGCGTTATTTGTACCTGTAAATTTAGCGTATAGTAAATCTTCTATTGTTTGTCTTTCTTCAGGAGCAGGTACACCATTGTTCATATTCAACATTACCATTGGTAAGAAACCATTCTCTATGTTGTTTATGTGTAAGTTAGATAATTCTGCTTCTACTAATGAGAACTGCATCGCAGATACCCAATCAGGCAAACTATAATAATATAAGTTAGGCGAATAATTCTTTAACCAAAACAATTCCATCTTTTCTGATGATGTTCCGAAAGCAGGAATCTTTTTCTTATCTCTAATCTTTCTTTGGTCACTCCAATCTACACAATAGTAATAGTTTTGGATACGAGGTGTATCATATATCTTTTCAGCACGAAGTGTTTGAACTGGCACATGATAAATCTTAATTATTTTTGTATGTTCATCATTCCAATAAATTTGAAATGCTGCATTACCAAATAGTTTTAAATCAAATGCTGCTCTCTTAACATCTTCCTGTGGTAATAAGCGATTTAGAGTATCATTAAACGCTTCATCTTTGGAATATAAACCTTTACCATAGATTAAATCAGCAATACCTTCTATACATGCCGCATTCGTTGTAGATGTATTGTAGCAAAGGTTAACTGCTTGAAAGAAATCATCTTGTCCATAGACACCGAATGGCACCCATGTGTAACGGCTTTTAATATCCTCTGTGATTATCGGCAGTGTGTTTTGTCCGTTGCCTACATTTACTACTGAAAAATTTGTTTGTCCTTTCATATATTATGGTATTGTCGTTGTTGTTGTAGTCGGTGCTAATGTGGTTGTAGTAGTTGGTGAAGCAGTTGTAGTTGTAGTAGCTGGTGCTGCTTGGTCCCAATACTTAAATGTATTATTAGTATCCGCACTTATAAATGTTTCCTCATATGGTATTTGGTTTACATAATCAGGTTTTTCTACTGATTGTGATGCAAATACTTGCAAAGAACCATGCCATACCGGGTCTAAATAAGTAAATGGTGTTGTTGATGATGTAATAGCAGGTGTTAAGAACATTCTATACTCATCACCTATATTTACAGTCAATGCAATATCCAAATCAAAAGATATATCAACCATGCTTTCGCATTGGTTATAAGACCATTGACCAGGACTATTTAAAAAAGAATAGTTCTCTTGCGTAAGCATGTTTTGAACATCAACTCTTAAATAGTTACTGCCAGACGGTATTTGAGCCGTTCTTATCGTGTAATTATTGTATCCTCCGAGAAAATATGTTAGCATTATCTTTATGTTATCTGGTATTTAACAATCAATTATGTGGAAATAGTAAGCAAATAAAAAACCCCACTCAATTAAGAGTAGGGTTTAATATTTTTATAATGCTATACTGATTAGCTATTAGTTCCGTACACAACGGTTGGGTTTGAACCACCCAATCCTGCGAATGGATTTGTTTGAGTTGAACCGCTGATGAATGCTGCTGGTAATTTCTCCTGACCAGTGAATGTTACAGAATAACCATAAAGGTCTCCCATAGCTGCACCTGTCTGAATTGTTCCTGCGGTTACATCTGCACCTTCTTGCTCACCAACTAACAAAGCATCTCCGTTCATAGTGTGAACTACGATTTGAGGTCTACCGTATGCCATCAATTTCAATTGAGTGGTCATTTCGTTAGTCAACTTCTTTAAGTTCAATACTAACTCCTGATTGAAGAATGTAGTTCCATTCTCTCTAGAAGTATTCACGGTTTCAGTATATGCACTAGTACCTTTTAATTGGTAATAATAAACTGTACTTCCCGATGGGAACGCAGTTACTTCACCACTTCCGTTTTTAGTGAAAGACCCGGTAGTATAGTTTAAGAAGTACACGCCGGCTAAGCCACCGATACTATCTTTACATACTTCGTTTCTTCCAGCTGATAAGTTACAAGCCATATTCTGTTAATTTAAAATGTTAGTTAATGATTAATAAGCGCCGTAGTAAACGATATCTTGTCCGATACCGAATTGTACACCAGCTGTGTATCTCATTATGATACGATAGTTTTGAGAACCATCCAAATTAGCCATGTCTAATACTCTAACTTCGTTATGGTCAGATAATAAACCTGTACCGAAGAATAAGTTAGATTTTTGAGCTGCTACGATTTTAGATGCACTCATACCTGGACACAATACGATTTCGATACCATTGAAGTTGAATGGTTTTTCACCAACGTTCATTTGGTTGTTCCAACCATTTGCTCCGATAGCACCACCTGCTAATGCTTGCTGATATGCTTTTGCTACGTTAGTAGATACATACAACAATACATCTTCCTTACCATATACGGTATCAGGGATTGTGTTTACAACAGAGTTTAATTTGTCCAATACGTTTGCTGAAGTTACGCTACCAGAGATAACGATACTTCCAGATTTTGCTGCTAATACTGCAGTTGCACCACCTGCTGCGATAGATGCAGAGAATGCTGATTCAAATCCAAGGAATTGACCATTGATGTTAGTACCTTGCCAAATAGATTGTTCAGTTGCTTCTGCTACTTTACCACCTACATAAGAGATTAAGAAATCGTTGAAGTTAGCAGGAATAGAATCAAATGCAGAGTATCCTAATTGCAATGCTTCCCAGCTATCTACGAACTCTTGCTTACATAATTGTAAGTTAACTTGAAGTTCTTTTGGTTCAAGGATTCTTTCAGATAATACTACACTACCTGATGTTACGAAGTCGCAAGATGCGTCTTGTACGATACCATCAACTGCTACCTTTTGTAAAACTTCTTTGAACTTTACATTAGGGTGGATGGTAATCAATTTGTTGTCAAGCGTTCTAGCTGACAAAAGCGCTGCAGCAATATACTGACCTGCGAATTCCCCCGCATAGGTTGTAGTAATTGTAGGCTGAGCGAAATTTTGTAATTTTTTCATTGTTACCTTTTTTAAAAGATTTTTTTAATAATTTTATTTATAAAGTTTAGATAAGAATGCTGATTGTGAGTTTTGAGCTTTCTTACCATAATTTGTTTTTGATTTGTCAGTAGAGAACTTAACACCGGATTCAACAGGAGCACCATCTAATTTTGCTAACTCCTCTTCTTCATCCATAGTTGGTAACATCTCTTCTTCATCTTTTTCTTTTTCTACTTCAATAGAGATTTCAGCCATCTTAGCCATCTTTTTCTCCATTTCTTCAATGCGGTATGACATCTCTTCCATTTTCTTAGCCATATCAGCCATATCCATTGGAGTATCTTCACCCTCTTTGATATCAGCAGGAACGCCATCACCAACTTGTGGGATATCTGATTCTGCTTCTTCAGTTACTTCTGCTAACATAGATGATGGTTTTAAACCTTTATCATCAGATGCTGGAGATTTGATGTCTTTTACTTTGTTAGCTTCTTCTTCGATGTTAGATTGAGGAAGGTCTTTTACTTCAGCAGTTTCTGCTTCAAATTCAACATTCTCTCTTTCAACGATTTTACCGCCTTCTGATTTTACTTTGATGTACACTTCTTGTCCCTCTTCACCTACTAATTTAAGGTCGTGGAAACCATCTGGTGCTGGTGTTTTTTCACCATCTTCACCGATAATCATAAGGTCTTCGCCTACATCAAAAGTAGGAGATTCTACGATTGTACCGTCTGCTAATTTTGCATAAGTTAATGATACTTCATCTTTAGAAAGTAATGTCATTATCTTATTAAGAACTTGTTTTGCGTTCATAGTTTTTCTAATTTATATTATTTAACAATTTGAGTTACTAAAGTTGTAATTTTTTTTATAATGATGGATTTATAATCATATAGCCTACAATATCAGTATCACCATTACCTGTTGATTGAATTGTAAATGTTCCACTTCCTTTTGAAAGGATTGCTGGGCTATGTGCGTTTGTAAGTGTTTGTTTAGTTACTATAATAATTGAATTTGCAGTTACTAATGAGTTAGAAACAACTGCCTGTGATGGAGATGCTCCATCAAGCGTTGCAGTTCCAACTTGTTGATTACTTCCTGTTGCAAAACGATGTTCAAATCCTTGTGCTATATTTGTACTTCCTGTAAATGCTGTGCTACCACTTACATTAAGAGTTCCCTCTACAAATGTGTTACTACCACTATCAATTAAGAAACCAGTCTTTCTCGTAGAAGTTCCCGTACCTGTACCTACTGCAAAAACAGTTTCTGCAGTATATGCTTTTGTACCACCTAAATCATTCCATCTACCTGCGAATACTGAACCCCAATCTGCGCCTGTTGGACCAGCTACTCTACTGTTAGTACCATATACAGTTAACGATTGACCGATTAGGTTTGTAGAGTTAACATTAGTATTGTCACCATTGAAAGATGCAGATATCACATTAGAACCACCAAACATAGTACTATTTGAAATTACTCTTGGTGATGTAAATGTTGCGTTGGAGCCTGATGCGTATATTGTACTACCACCTATGAATACTCCTGAATTAATACCTAATGCAGCGTTTGTATTAACCGTTGATGGGAAGTATGAGTTATTAACAATTAAAGTACCTTGAACAGTAGCACCATTTAAATTAATAGATGAACTATCGTAATTTAAAGTAACTGTTCCACCTATCGTATTAGCGCTCATATTACTTGATGCAGATAGTGGAGTTTTAGCTGCTACTGCACTTATAGTACCTGCTATAATATTATTTGTAACATTAAGACCTGATACTGCTCTTTCAAAATTATTAGCTGCGCTTGTTCCAAAAGATAAAGCAGTACTTGCACCATTCATAAGTAAGTTACTACTTACCGTATATGTTGATGAAGAAACAGGTGCTCTAAATATTACTCCGGCATTTGAAATGTTGTTAGCCATTGTAATTGGGAATGCTGCGGAGCCTGTTATCTGTGGTAATACGTTTGTATAAATGTTACCACTACCACCAACATATCTATTAAATCCAGCAGTTACACCTGAAGGATTTGCGAATATATTACCACTACCACTTACGATAGTTGTTGGATTACCTGTATTTGTTTTAAATATTAAGTTTGTGTTTGCGTTTACTTGTGATGAACTTATATGCGATAATGATGCATATGTAGGCGTTACACTTGAGTTAGTTAGTACTAATGAGCCGCTTTTACCTAATAAATAAACTTCACCTTGTCCGCTACCTACTACATCACCTATTGATTCAACACCTCTAAAGTTATTTGAGCCCGTTGTTGCGAAGTAAGAATTAGAAACATATTGTGATGCTGTAAATGAGTTTAGTGAAGATAAATCAGTTGTTCCACCAAATGATGATGTTGCTACAGTTGTTGTTCTACCACTAGCATCTCCAACCCAAACATATCCTTGAGCTAAAGGTGCATCAAATGTTGAACTTATTTTTAAACTACCTGTAATATCTACGTTAGTATTTATTCCAGAATTAACTGAAACAGGTGTTTGAAATGTTACACCACCAACAGTACTTTGGAATTGAACCGGGTTATTTTGGAATGTTGTATTATTTCCTGCAGCACCTGCTAAAGTAAATGTTTTAGTATTACTTACACCATCTCTACTAAATGCAATATCACCAACACCTGGTACTAATTGTATATTATAGAAATTAGAGGAGCCTGTCAAGAAACGGATATTACTTCCATCACCTATTTCCAATGCGTTTGCACTACCACCTACTCTAAATCCGTTAGATGCAGATACATATCCGCTTACAACTTGATTTCCGTTAAATGTATTACTTCCGGTTGTTGCAAAACTACCTGTATTAATTACACTACCTGTTTGGATATATGGTTGTAATGCTGATGCTATATTTTGAAAATTATCATATTGTGTTACACCATTATTATTAGTTGTAAGAATATATGAGCCCGTACCTAGTTGTATTGAACTACTAATCCAATCAACTACATCAGGGTAAAATGTTCCTGATTGATTTAATGCACCACTTATAGTTTGGTTTCCAACAAATGAGTTACTTCCTGTTGTTGCGAAACTACCTGTATTAATACCACTACCTGTGATTGCGTTTATTCTTGCGTCTACCGATGCCGAAAATGTAGAATCAATTGGTGATTGTCCTAACCAAGTAATTGCTGCACTACTATTTAATGTTAATCCACCACCTATATAAAGAAAACTTCCTACATCTGTATTTCCATTTAATTTTGTAGATGTAGTCGGGTTTACAACTAAATCACCACTAATAAGTGTATTACTTGCAGTTATTTGGTTTGATACAATTAAACTACCTGTCAATTGTAATGTGTTACTTCCTGTTGGAACATTTATTGTAACTGCTCCTGCACCAATTCCATTTCCAACTGCGTTTGTTTGTCCTAATTGGAATCCACCATCTGCAGCTAAAATTATATTATTGCTTTTAGCTAATATTTTTATGCTACCGCTACCACCATATTGACCATTATTATTAATATTAAAATCACCATATGCGGTAAAGTTATTATTAGGTGCTTGGAACTCTACGTTAGCTTGTCCACCACCTGTTGATATAATATTCAATTGAGTGTTACCACTTGTTGTTATAGTTTGATTACCCGTAAATGTGTTACTGCCTGTTGTAGCGAAACTACCTGTATTAAATGTGCTTCCACTTACATCAGGTATGTTTACTGAAAATGTAGAAGCATCCCCTTTTGTAAATGTTAAGTTACGAGTACTATTATTAAACGATGCAGTGATTAGTGAACTTCCAGTTATTGCTGAAGTTACACTACCTGTTGCGTTATTTATTCTAGTGTTAAAAGATGCACTATCTGCAGTATATATGGTTTGATTCACTGTAGAATCAATCATATCTTCATTGAATGTCCTTAATCTTACTGGCGTAATCTGACCATTATTATTATTAGGAAATTCGGTATTGTTTTCAACCTTTAAGGCCTGTTTTGATAATTCTGCCATGTTATATTTTTATATTTTATTCTAATACGATATCAAATCCATCAGAGTAACCATCAGAGAATGCACCACCTTTAGTTCGTGTTGCTGATTCTATCTGTCCAATACCCTGTGACATCAATGCACCTTTACAGCAGTTTACATCATAGGTATCTTTATCAACGCAGAGACATGCTCTTCTACTATTCTTTGGAGATGATAGTCCGCGTGTTGGTCCGATGTAATAGCCAGAGTTGTTCTCTCTATTCACCGAATATCTTAACGCACCATTTCTACTATTTGACCAAGGCATACTGATTGTTTTATGTATTTAACAATCATAAAGTTATAAATCGTAGAGTTATTTAACACCAATGCCCTTCATCGCTTCCTTATGTAGTAAAGAATCTAATCTTGCTTTATCAGATTTGAAGGATAGGTATAGCAAACACTTCTCTAATGGGTATTTTACTACTTCTTCAATTTTGGCAAGTTCACCATCTGCGAGCTCAATGATAGTCGAATAAGCTCTCCACTTTTTGCTAAAATTTGCCTGATGTTGTGAGGAAGGTCCATCTCCATCGTAGATTTCAGGGTATCTTTCAGTAAGTCCGTTTGTAAACGAACAAAAAAAAACAGCGCTCCCCAATGTAGTTCCATATTTACATCCAACCATTTCTCTTCATCTATATCTCCATCGTATGGACGGATGGAATACATACTACCTTTCTTATTTGTAACAGGCCTGTATAGTATGGACATTATCTTTGCCCAATTCTTATCAATTGTAATTGTATCGTATTGTGTGATATCAGCGTAAGCACCATAAGCCATCTTACTTAAATTTGGTTCAAAGCCGTATTCAATCCCATCTATTGTTACGAATTTTTGCAAATCAATAGTATCAGGTGATATAAATTCTGCTAATCTGCTTTTCAATTTTAAATAGGATTCAGATGATAATCCCTTTATGTATTCTGGGTTTAATCCACATAAGTGATGTAGCATAAGTGCAACCTGTGCTTCTTCATCATCTCTATATGCTTCCATATCTGCTTGTAATGCAAGATATTGTTTAAGAGTTACATCTTTCCATGTAGTTGGTATCTCTAATGTTAATGTTTGTTTCATGCTGTATAGTTTTGTAATATGTTTTTTAATTGTTTGTTTTTAGCCATTTCGTTTTTCAGCATTGCATCCATAGCTATTATCTTTGCTCTTAACTCTTCGTTATCCTTTTGTGTTTGCTGCACATATAGGAGTAAATCTTTTATCTCTTCTGATGTATATGTTTGACTCATCGTATTGATATTGTGTAGTTTCCTGCTTTAATCTTTTTAGCATTTAATCTTTCCATACATACATAGCGGATTGCGTCAATTGCGTGGTTTGAATAATCAACGGGGATATTCTCAAAGTTTCCGTTTTTATCAACCATCCAAACATACTCTCCAAATTCCTTCACTATATTGCTGCTTCTTTTTGTCACTATTAAGCGATATTGCATCATAAGGTCAATACCTAGCTTAATCGAATCCTTTCCTTTCCTGACAGGTTTAACATTAAATCCGAGCCTATATAGCTCTTCATTCAAACGAGGTTCTGCACTATCAGCCCAAATCTCTTCTCTACCTACTTCTAATTCTCTTAATCGGTTTGCAATATCAGATGTTACCATTCCTTTCTGATATACCAATTCATCTATGAAAAGGTCTTTATCTCTTTTCCAAATCGCTACTAATGCAGTTGGGTCTACGGTAAATCCATAGTCTAATCCGAATGCAACAAACTCTGCATTCTCCGGCACTTCCTCTACTAAATTGATTGAGAAGATTGTTCCTACATTATTGCCTGGCAATCCCATACCATATATCTTATAGTATTCAGGGTTGATTTCTTTTAATCTTTCAATCTCTTCTACTAACTGCTTTTCTAAATAAGGGTTATCACGAAAGGTACTTATATAAAGGTCTGCTTCAGGGTGTGTTTGTATTTCGTTGAAGATATAGTTGTTAGTACCAAAGGATGGGTTGTATGCTATAATTGTTTTCTTACGTGTTCTGATAAACAATTGGAAATAATCTTCTTGTGATAACTCATTACACTCATCTACAAATAAGTAATCTCTTGCACTACCTTTTCTTTTTTCCGCACTATCGATGGACATAAACTCAACCATACTTCCATTATCAAATGAATAAACGTGTTCGGTTGCTGACCATCTTTCTTCTTCCCAAATTCCTAATTCTTTTAATATGCTTATCCAATCTCTCATAATAGAGACACGCATAGATGGAAATGATTTTCTTACTACTGATATTACTATGTTTGGTTCGGATAGTGCTTTAACCAATATCCATTGTAGTGCTGAGTAAGACTTACCGCTACGCGTTCCACCCTGAAGAATACAAATCCTTCTACTGCTCTCAATATCTCTATATGTCTTTGATGTGTTGATTTGCAGTTCCATCTTGTATGTTTACGCTGATTTGCTGTATTCTCTGATTAATCTCACCAGTCAATTCTATTGATGCTTTCTTTGGCACAATGTATTCTAATAGTTTAAGATATATCTTTGCGGCTTCTATTGGGTCTTGCTTTCTAATCTTTTCCAAATCTTCACGAAGGGCATCCAATCCGCTATTAGCCAAACGGGCAACAGCAAGTTTAGCCTGCTCCGTAGAACGATTAATTGCTCCTACTGGCCTTCCTTTACTTAATTTATTTCCTTTTGCGAATGGCATATATGTTTAGCGATGTTATTTAATCATGTAACAACGCTTTCAGGTTTTGTAGTTGATGATATATTTGTATATACATATATATGTTAGTTGAGTAGGGCGTTCCATATAGTCCACAACATATTGAAACCAAAACTTAAAACGAATAGGATTCCTAAATAGGCTATAAACAATATCCAAGTTTCATCACTCAATAGGGATTTGGTATTTCTCCACAATAATATCAATAGCTTTTTCATATAGTGTTGATTCCTTTATTCTTTTGTTCTTATATTTGTTTTCTAATCTGATTAGTTCTTTTTGTACTTGCTGATATATTCCTTTGTTTATTATCCATTGAGTCAAAATTACTACCTTTAACCCATCCGGTATTTTGGCTACATTGGAATGATAACCATAAAGAGGCTCACTCCATTCTGCAATTCCTATTCCTACCGCAAACTCATTTGCTAATCGGTGATATGTTTCTTCCCTAATCATCTTCTTCCATTCCGTATCCTAGCTTTTCCCAATCTTCCCATGTCATATTGCGAGTATCAGGATAATCTTTATTTATTTTTCCTTGTATTTTATTTCCTTTATCTTTTTCTTTATGAGAATTAATCCAAGCCATTAACTCTTCGTTGTTTTCAGTCTCTTCTAAATTCTTTTTTATTTGTTCTATCCATTTATCTCTATCCTTTATCTTACTCATTATACTTCTTGTCTTATAAAACTTTTGCTGATAATATTCCCATTCTCCTAATGGATATGGCAATCTTCCCATTAGTCCTGCTCTTCTACCTTCTTTCTCCGCTTGTATTCTAGCATATTCTCTTTGTCTAGCTCTTTGACAATCTAAACATACGCTAGTTTTATGTCCTACCTTTTGTGGTATTTCTTTTATCTCTCCGCAATGTAAACATTCCAATAGTAATGTTGGATATTTCTTTGTAACCTTTTTAGTCATTTATAAATGGGTTCTTAATAATTTGTTTTAGGTGTTGCCTAACTCTTTTTAGGTGTGTGAATACAGTGCTTTTAGATATACCAATTTTATCTGCTACTTCTTGTAGGGTATCATCGCCAGTCCAATATATCTCATATATCATTGCGGAACTAAATCCTTTTGTTTTCTTTAATCGGTTTATCTCATCCATTACTGCTTTATGCGCTTCCATTATCTGAATATCTGCATCTACATTGTATTCTATATCACAATCTTCCGATTGAACCATACCAATGTATTGTATCTTCTTTGCTCTTTTAGTACGATTTATCCATCTTGATTTAATGAACGAATGGCAGTACATAAGATTATAGGAATTATCGTAGTATAGTTTTGGACTACATTTTTCTGCTAAATACAGGTATAGGTCTTGAACGAGCTCCTCACTTTCTAATCTGCTTTTGCAAATATTGTATGAGACTTGCAAAAGCCACGTGTTAGATTGCCTGTATAAGTTATCTAATCTCTCATTACATTCAAATCTAACACTAGCCGTTACTTCACTCATATCAATGCTTCTACTTTAGTTACAAATTCTCTTAATCCTTCTACTGCTCTTCTCCAATGTCCGGCAGCCGAGCCGCAGCTACAGGGTTGTGGTTCGGTTGTCTTTGTAACCTTCAAATAGTTAGACCATACCCAACTCATCTTATCATTAGGAATATGGGTTGTAATATCGTTTAAAACCCTTTTCACTTCATTATACTCATCTTGCGTATATGGGTAATACGGGTTAACGTGTTCTGGTGGTATTGTAGTTATATTATTCTCCATCTTTCAATACTTTTAGTTTAGGTAATTTAATTTCCTTTTGCTGAGATTGCTGAGGATTTCCTATTTGAATAGGTCTACTTAAATCTAATAAGTGTTGAATATTTGAGAATTGCGGGTGTTGCGGGGAAAAACTAAACCCGACTGCTGCTAACAACATTATCAAATCCTCTACTCTTTGCATCTTTGAGAAATCTACTAAATACACCGCATCTTTTTGAATTTGTGGTACTGCGTTAGTGCCATCTAAATTTGCTTTAATTGTTTCCATAATTGTTTTTTATAAAATTGAAATTGTTTCTGAATAATCTTTACACGTCCATTGATTCATTGTAACTCGACGTCTATCGCAGCCACAATTTGAATAACCTAACTTTCTAGCTACCCAATATGCCGCTGATTTTCCGTGGCCTAATGTAACTAATCCAATGATGTGTTCTAATATGCTTCCTAATCTGATGAAGCATCCTACTTTGTATAATATCTTTTTCATGCTAGTCCTAATTCTTTTAATTTTCTTAATTTTTCTTGTCTTGCTCTTCCGCCTTTTCCTGATTTACCTAACTCTGCAACCAAACCTGATGCAACATTTACTTCAGCTGCTTTCTTTCCACCTTTGTATGATTTCTCTAATGCAACTCTATAATCACGAGATGGATTCCAACCATAACCATATTTCAGATTAAGTTCCTTTTCCGTATCTGCTGCTTCATCAATATCGGTAAATGTAAGGATTTGTGTTACATCATTAATTGTGTAACCTCTTCTATTATATAGAGCTTTCAATCTCCTTTCTAAATTTGCTGTGCAACCCCATTGCTTTCTTTTGGGTATGTGATATACATAAAACATATTACTGATTTGCTTTAAAATGTTTTCTAATTAGATTAGTTACAAAGCGACTCATTACAAAGCCGTGGTCCTCGCAGTAAATCTTTAATTCCGCATGAAGGTCTTTGGGTAATTGAACGAATGCATATTTGGCTCTATACTTTGCCATTGCTTCGTTGTGTCTTTGTTGCCATTCTTTATCTGATTTTTTCATAATATTCTCGTTTATATAAATATACTAAAATTTTTTTTTATTAACAAATTTAATTTTCTGTGTTAAATAATTCATCAAAGCTTTGTGATATCTCTTGTTTAGTCATTTTATTAATATCTCTTGCTTTATCCATTTCCAGGACAATGTCCCTAACATTGTCCGTTGCTTTATCCTTATCAATATCCATATCCTTATCCTTAGCCCTTACGTTACCATTATCATAGGGTATAGTAATGGTTGTATAAGGGTTATCTAACCCTTTACTAACAATTGGTAAAGTGTTATCATTTGGTTTAATAATGCTATGGGATAGTAATAATTCTCTTGCTGATTTTACAGCAGGTGCATTATTAGTAAAGAAATTCTTATACTGAAATGTAACAAACTTTGGTATAAACCATTTGTTATTATCAGCAATGTAAATTCTTTCTTTAAGATATTCAATGATATCTTCTAAACTTCTATCAGTCCCTGTGTAGAACTTAATAGTTTTTAAACTTGGTTTATAAACACCTGCATGGTCACAAGCATCTAATAAGTACAACCATACTAATTTCATATCAGCTGGTAGTTCAGTAAACCATTCATCATTCCATTTGTTGGAGTCTGTTAATCTTTTTGCCATATCTCTATTTGTTTAAGTGGGGAGGTTTCCCTCCCCTTTTGTTTTACTTTTGTTTTGATTGTTTTTCCATTACATCTGCAATTCTTCCGATGTTCATTGCTAATGTCATTACTGCTTCTGTCATTGATACCCCAATCATTCCACATTGTTTGTTAGGTCCGTGTAGGTCTGCGTAATCTAATACATTTACTAGATTGTCAATTGCTTCAGCGATTTCGTTTGGTGTTTGGTTTTTTGTAGCCATTGTTTTTGTTTTTTAAGTTATTGTTTTTGTTTACTATGTAAATATAAGAAATTAAATCCATAAAACCAAATTTATTTTTATTTATATTTTAATCTCTATTGTATATAAGTATCAAACCAATTTTAAAAAAGCCCATTTTTCTAAACTTTTTTTTTTGGAAATACGGAAATTATTTCGTAAGTTTGTTAAATGAGTAGGAGCTTAAAGAATACCGATACATTTTTTTAATCTATTGTCGGTGCTCCTCATATATCTCTATATAACCGCCCTCCTTCGTGCCATTTGGGGGGCGGTATTTTTTTGCTAAAAAAAAAGGATAGCTGTTATGGCTACCCTTCTTTATTTCGGTTTGGTTATTCTCTGATTAACGGCCTTGGCCTCTATATTTTTTCGGTTTTTGGTCCTTTGGACCGTAGGCTTTTCTGGCCTTACCAGTTACCTTTTTACCAAACGATATCTTTTGTATGCTGCTAGAGCCCTTTACCTTTGGCATCAGTTAAATATTGAACTTGTGTTTGTAGTTTAGCTACTTCAGCAGTTAAGTGAAGTATAGTTGCACGCATTTCATCTTTCTCTTTACTACTCTGCTCTAATAGAGCTTCTAACTTCATTATACGAGTCTGGCAATCGTGTCTGATAAATCTCTCATCATCCTCTCTATGTTGTGCACGCTTCTCATAGAATCTCCATGCAGCAGCACCACCTAAAGTTGTTATTGCCGTTATTAATACTGAATAAAAGTTTTCCATTATCTTATTCCTTTATAGGTACACAATTGGGAACTTCTCTACCATCTAAAATCTTTGTACCTATGGCTTCATATCCTTCCCAACAGGCATCCTCTAATCCTTCTAATAAGTTTATACCTTTCCAAGCATCTTGTCTTAATTTAGATGCTACTTTACCTTGAGTACTCATATTGGTATCTTTTCTCCAATAGGAGTAACAGATAGCAGCTGCTTGCTCTTGTTCGTATCCACCTGATACTTCTTCTCCTATACAACGGCTTATGAACTCTTGTTCAGTTTCGCCTGCTCTTACATTTACTGGCATTAGTTATCTACTTTATATGTTTTATTATTAAAACGAACTTTATATACTGTATTAAAGTCCAATGTTCTCCAATCTCCATCTAA